ATGCTGGAACAAATGGGCGCAGCCGCGAAAGCCGCCTCTTATAAACTGGCGCTCCTTTCCAGCCGCGAGAAAAATCGCGTGCTGGAAAAAATCGCTGATTATCTGGAATCTCAGTCGCAGGAAATTTTGCTCGCCAACGAGCAGGATCTGCTGGAAGCGCGTCGCAACGGCTTGAGTGAAGCGATGCTCGATCGTCTGGCGCTGACCCCGGCGCGTCTGAAAGGTATCGCCGACGACGTCCGTCAGGTGTGCAACCTCCCCGACCCGGTAGGGCAGGTGATTGACGGTGGGGTGCTCGACAGCGGGTTACGCCTTGAGCGTCGCCGCGTGCCGCTCGGCGTCATTGGTGTGATTTACGAAGCGCGTCCAAACGTGACGGTGGATGTCGCCTCCCTGTGCCTGAAGACCGGTAACGCCGCCATCCTGCGTGGCGGGAAGGAGACCTGGCGCACCAACGCCGCGACGGTAAACGTCATTCAGCAGGCGCTGGAGGAGTGTGGTTTACCGGCGGGTGCCGTGCAGGCGATTGAAAGCCCCGACCGTGCGCTGGTCAACGAGATGCTGCGCATGGACAAATACATCGACATGCTCATCCCACGCGGCGGCGCGGGCTTGCACAAGCTGTGCCGTGAGCAATCTACCATTCCGGTGATCACCGGCGGTATTGGCGTATGCCATATCGTGGTGGATGACACCGCGGAGATCGAACCTGCGCTGAAGATTATCGTCAACGCTAAAACACAGCGTCCAAGCACCTGTAATACGGTGGAAACGTTGCTGGTGCATCAGGGCATCGCCAGTACCTTCCTGCCAGCGCTGAGCAAGCAGATGGCGGAAAGTGGCGTCACGTTGCATGCGGACGAGAAGGCTTTCGCCCTGCTGAAAGACGGTCCGGCGAAGGTCGTTCCGGTTAACGCGGAGCAGTACGACGATGAGTATTTGTCGCTGGATCTGAACGTGAAGGTGGTTGCGGATCTCGATGACGCTATTGCACACATTCGTGAACACGGAACCCAGCATTCTGACGCGATCCTGACGCGCACCCTGCGCAATGCCGATCGTTTTGTGAATGAAGTGGATTCGTCTGCGGTTTACGTGAATGCCTCGACGCGCTTCACCGATGGCGGCCAGTTTGGTCTGGGCGCGGAGGTGGCTGTGAGCACACAGAAGCTGCATGCCCGCGGTCCGATGGGGCTGGAAGCACTGACCACCTACAAGTGGATCGGCTTCGGTGATGATACCATTCGTGCATAAATAATCGCGGGTGATGCAAAAATAGCCGTTTGATTCAAAAGGGCATTGACGCATCACCTGGTTAGATCTACTCTTTTGCCCCGTGGTTACGCTCGTAACCGGCCTTTCAGGGCCGATATAGCTCAGTTGGTAGAGCAGCGCATTCGTAATGCGAAGGTCGTAGGTTCGACTCCTATTATCGGCACCACTAACCACGCGGGTTCACGCGATATTCACCAGTTCAGCAAAAGCGCCTTGTGCCATATTTGTGCCATTCCCCGCCAGGAATGAGTCGATTTGCATGGCATGCTGCGTCAGGTGATTCGGTGCCAGATGTGCATAACGCTGCACCATCTCGATGCTTTCCCACCCGCCCATTTCCTGTAGCGCACTGAGTGGCACGCCGGACTGTACAAGCCAGCTCGCCCATGTGTGCCGCAGGTCATGGAAGCGGAAATTTTCTATTCCTGCCCGCCTTAACGCCGCGCGCCATGCCGTGTTAGCATCAGACCGCATTTTGCGCACTGCCTTTGTTCTCGTTCCATCCGGGCGAACGGATGATTCAGTGTGAACAAAGACCCACCGGTTATGTTTCCCCAGCTGCTCCCGCAGCACCTTACAGGCCGATTCGTTCAGGGCGACCCCAATCGCCCTTCCTGCTTTCGCGTCCTCGGGGTGAATCCACGCGACCTTCCTCTGCATATCAATTTGCGACCACTCCAGATCTGTGATGTTCGACCTGCGCAGCCCCGTCGCCAGTGCAAAAATAACAACTGGCTTCATATGCTCGGGAAGCTCCCGGATCAGGTTCGCCGCTTCCTCTTTGGTTAGCCAGCGAATACGCTTATTTTTCGGCACCGGGCATTTGATGTTCGGCGCTTTGGCTATCCATCGCCATTCGTTGGCCGCGCATCGTAACAGCGCCCGGATGAAAGCAAGGTGCGTCGCCTTCGTCGCCAGCGACGCTGGTTTATCCTTAAATTCAGGAACCGGCTTACCTCTTCGCAGCTGGCTGTCCCGTTTAGCCTCCCAGTTCATTCGATGTTTGCGATTAACCATCGAACTCACCGCCGACAAGATCCTGTCTTCCGTGATTGCTGACAGGTCCATTCCTTTGAAGTGCATCCTCCAGAATCCGATCCGGCTTTTGTCATCGTCCAGGCTTTTCTTGTGCTGCTTTTCGTTAAGCCAGCGAACGCACGCTTCATCAAATGTTCGCGGCTTAAACTCCCCCATCTTATCAACTCGCCATGCTTCAGCTTTCAGCTGATCATAGAGCTCCTGCGCTTGCCTTTTGTCCGTTGTCCCAAGAGACCGTCTAATTCGACTTCCACCAGGCGTAACGAAGTCGCAGTGCCACGTACCGGCACGTTGTTTGATTGACATGCTTTATCCTCCTGCACATCAACCGCATTCACGGGTTGATTGTGGATCGGGTTCTTCACTGCCGCAATACAGTCTGTTTTGCAGATCAGGTATGGGCTTTTTTTCTTATGTGGATTTTTTCGGGTAGCAGCCAGGCGACCGGACGTTATCCACTGGGCAATCGTGCCTTTATCCACTTTTAGGAAGGCGGCGGCCTCATCTCTGGTAAATACTTCTTCGTCCATCGATGTTCTCCAGTGACCCCAGCCGGGGCCGTCATTGTTATTCAGTGTGCCTGTGCTGGCAGGTTTCGAAGTTTACGAACGCCGATCATTGCTGTGGCGACATAGCTGGTGGCCCGGTTGACGACTTCGACGGTGACCTTCATGCCATCCACCTCAACGGTGTAATTTGTCTGGTGTTTCTGCCTGCCGTAATCGCCATATTTTGCGTGGTGCGCCGCCAGCGCAACATCGCAAGCGCGGCGACCAATAGGTGATTGCTTACTGCGATTAATCAGCTTCATTATCACTGCACTCCCAAAGTGGCTACGACATCACTCGCTGTTTCGCGGGTGCTGCCTTTGCTGGATATAGCCCGGCGAGCACTGACGCGGTGCAGCGTGAAGCCGTGCTGTTCGTAAAGTTCAATTACGCGCGGAGCGGTAGAATTGCTGATCACCACTTTTGCACCTCGCTGGTGGGCTGCCACACAGCTTTCCGCAAGCTCTACCTGGCTATCCCATGAGAACCCACCAGCCGCGTAGTTAGTGAAACCAGCGGTGCCGGGCAGCGGTTCATAAGGCGGATCGCAGTAAACGACGTCACCAGCACCTGCCAGCGCGAGCGTGCGCCTGAAGCCTGCATTCATGAATACGCATGCGTGAGCCTTCCGCTTAAATGCCTTGATCTCTTCTTCCGGGAAATATGGCGCTTTATATTTCCCAAAGCCGACGTTAAAAAAACCGTCCAGGTTGTAACGGATCAGGCCGTTGAAGCAGTGCCGGTTGAGGTAAAGGAATGCTGCTGCGCGCTCAACCGCATCCAGCCTCTGCGCGTTGAATGCTTCACGAATTACCGTGTAGTTTTCGGCATCATTCAGATGCCTGAATGCCTTCATTGCCTCATAGATCACTGAATCGGGGACCACCGCCAGCATCTGATACAGGTTAATCAGGTCAGCGTTGACGTCAGCCAGAAGGAAGCGTTCGTGCTTGTCTGAGTTAAGGAACACCGAGCCGCCACCCACAAAAGGCTCAATGAGTCGCTTTCCTGCGGGGATCAGGCGATCCAGTTCCGGCAGCAGCGAATATTTGCCGCCAGCCCATTTAAGGAACGGACGCTGCCAGTTGCGCGGTGCAGGCGCTTCGACTGGAAGCGCAGCGGCGATACGCTCACCGATCCAGCGCATAACCGGCACAGCCATAGAGTTGCCTATCGCTTTGTAGCGCGGGCCGTCCGGGCAATCAGCCGCAGCTTTTCCTCGCCACGAAATTAGAGTGTGGTTATCGGGAAAACCCTGGAGTCGTTCGCATTCAACCGGTGTAAGACGGCGAACCTGCATACCGAATTGAACAACATCAGCAGATGATCGTGAATCCTGCGTAAAGGCCACATCTTCCTGATAGCCTTTACCTTGAGGTCCAGCAGTATCGTGGCGACCTATAGACGCGTGCTGGATACAAATAGCGGGCGGCTGACCGCTGTTTGCATGGCTGGTATCGTGATTACCAGCTCTCAGCGTTGGTGACATATCAACGGTTGCATCTGCGCCATGGTCTTTGTAGCTGAAAGCTATAGCCGGGAAACCTTGCCCTGGCTTTCCACCACCAGTGGAGAGGGGGCCAGTTATTTGCCCGTCGCCACCCTGTAAACGAATCTCACCGCGACTGTTCTCCGCGAAAGCAATGGCTGGTGTAAGATTGGTTCCTGATTGTGCCGAGGTTAGCGTAGGGGATAGCTCTTCAGCCCATCCAATGCCACCGGCTTTACTGCCCTGACCGGGTTTAAATCCATAGCACACGGCATTTTCCTGACCATGATTACGCCCCAACGTGTGAGCCAGTTCGTGATTAGTGTCAGGATCTTGGGTGCCATGGACGGCAAAAGTTTCTGTATCAAAGTCCATTCGCACGCCGTGAGCGGTGCATGCAGTCGCTACGTCGATATTTCCGCCAGTATTACCTCCACCATATGCCAAAACGTAGGTGTCCAAATCTTCTGCTGTGCTATCGTTTTCTTTAGCCAACAATGTGCGGGAGATATTGGAATAAGCATCTGATACAAGGCCAGATCCGCGCTGGCTGAAAATTTCCTGATTGCTGGCGCCAATGCCACCAATATTGTTGGACTGGTTCAGAGTCGGGTGTGGATTTGCTGGGTTGTCCCAGTGACTACCGCCTTCAGCGCAGTTTCCAGCATAGCTGGCAACTTCCGGTTGCGTTTCTCGGCGCGGCGGAGTATCCCGGCGCACGCTGTTGAGCTCAAAAAGTACCGCTGCGGGATCGAAGTCTTTTCGAGAACTTGCGACAACGAACACACGGCGGCGGCGTTGGGCCACTCCGAAAAATTGAGCATCAAGGACGCGCCAGGCGATAATCCTTTGTGGTCCAGACACACAACCTGCGTGCGTCCATTTTCCCCCTGCTGGCTGCAACTCGCTGCTTTCTCCGGCAAGCCCTGCCAGAAAGCAGCCGAATGCGTTGTCTTTGCTGCTGAGGACGCCCGGGACGTTTTCCCAGACGATGATCGCTTCATCTTCTCCGCGCTCGCGGCGTTTGTCGTCGATTGCATTCGCTAATTCCACGTAAGAAAGGGTTAACTGTCCGCGTTCGTCGTCCAGACCATTGCGAAGACCAGCAATACTGAAAGCCTGGCACGGCGTGCCGCCTACCAGTACATCTGGTGCCGCAACATCACCAGCTCGCACCGCTGCGGCGATTTTTGTCATGTCGCCCAGATTGGCTACATCAGGCCAGTGATGGGCAAGAACCGCAGACGGGAAGGCTTCGATTTCTGCAAACCAAGCTGGTTGCCATCCCAGCGACTCCCATGCGACGCTGGCGGCTTCAATCCCACTGCAAACAGATCCGTATCTCATGCTGCCACCTGCTTTTCGTTAAGTTCTTCAGCCAGTCGTTGCGCCTTCAGTGGGTTGGTAACGACTTCACCCCACGGCAGCAACCATCCGTTTTTCTCTTTGAGCCAGGGCAGGCGCACCGCGCCAACCCTGATTTCGTCCTGTGCGTGTGTCATAGCGCATAGATAGAGTGAGAAGGGAACGGAAGACCGATCGGCGCAAATGGGATATCGTCGTCAAAGTCGACCGGTGGCTGACCGCTGTTCTGCTGCAAGCGAGACTGTGGTGCGCCGCCAGTCTGATTTGCATAAGGGTTACCGCCATGTTGGGCATTGCGCGGGCCAGAGAACTGCGCGCCGCCGTGGATACGTTCGTCCTTATCCTTCATCGACAGTTCAAGCGCGGCGATCGCTTCTGCCGGGGCATTTTCAGCGTGCTCGGCGTAGGTCTTACGCGTTCCCGGCTGGAAAACGTGGCGCACTTCGAACTTGTAACCGTCGCCGCCGTCGTTTTTGGTGTACAGCACCTTCTGGAGGAACAGGCCCACCTTTTTGCCAACCAGTGCCGGGCAGTGCCATTCGATGCCGTTTTGACCCTGTACCTGCTGCGGTTGCGCCTGTTTGACCTGGGCGACCCACATCAGCGCTGACACCAGCCCCATGCCGAAAGTCTGCTGGCCGTCTTTGCCGAGGAAGTTAATGCGCAGGAAATTCGCCTTAAGCCCGTTGGAATCCAGGCTCAGTTCGAGCGCCTGGGACTGGCTGCCATCTTTCCCGAAGGTGTACACCGCAGAAACGATTTCGCCCTCGTAAGCGCCGGTTTCGCTGATCCCGCCAGTCGCGCCAGCTTTCTTCGCCATTTCAGCCGTTTCGTTGTTCCACATAAAAGTCATTGGTTGGTTCATCGTTAAATCCTCAAAGTTACAATTCGGTCATAAATTCGGTGATAGCCACGTCTACGGCGTGGAGGTCGTTGTCCATTTCCGTCTGGTCCGGGAACAGGTCGGGCGGCGCTTTGGCGGTGTCGTTGTCATCGCCTTTGATGAGAAAAACGTGTTTTCCGTCCTTCTTGATGGCGCGCAGCACGATGGAGAAATAGCCCTCTGGCGTCAGCTTTTCGTTGAGCATCTTCCCGGTGGTCTTCATGCGGATCTTTCCCTCGGTCTCTTCGGTGTGAGCCAGGAAATAAACGCGGAAGTCGTCCGGCAGCTCGGTGGCCGCCATGATGATTCGCCAGATGTGATCTGCCATTTCGGTGAACTTGGCATAGCCGGTCTGGTACGCGCGGTTCATGTTTTCGTGCTGCATGACCACCTGGAAATCGTCGATGATCAGGACGCGGCGCGTTTTCGACTGCACCATGCGATAGATGGTGTCCAGCACCGTTTCCCAGTTATCCGAGCGCAGAACGTTACCGCGCTGTTTGCTTCCGTCTGGCAGCAGCTTGCCGTGAAGTTTCCAGCCCGTAGACTTGAACGGCAGCATTTTGGGAATGCACTGGAGCAGCATCACATCGTCCGGATTGAAGTTGCGCAGGCTGTAGGACTTGCCCGCGCCAGAATCACCGAGGATCAGCACTGGAGTACCCATCATTTACCCCCGTTCAGCCAGTGTTCAGCCGTAAACAGCACGTCTTCGTCGTCGCTGTTGGCAACGAGCCAGCGCAGGTAACCCGGTTCTGTTTTTGCCAGCTCTGCGAACGAGACGCCTTTATGCTTACCGAAGCGGAGCGCATGCAGCAGGGAAGGGTTATTGGAGATGGCGCGCATTTCGCCCATCGTCCATTTCGCCAGGCGGCCCATATAGAGCAGCAATTCGGCGGTGACGTAGCAGTCATACAGCGCTCGGTGAGCGTAAAGCCCTTCAGGTACTTCCGGTTTCAGCCCGAGGCTGTAACGCAGGTACTGGTTGCTGTGGCTCTTGTGCTCCGGCAGGAGCGAACGCGCCAGCTTGGCGGTGCAGATCCACGGCGCATCAATCTGCGGCAACTTGGATTTGTCGAACTTCGCGTTGTGGGCGACGTAGGCATCAGCACCCAGATAGCGGCCAATTACCTCACTGAGCAGCGGCGCGCCTTCCACCATGTCTTCGGTGATATGGTGAATAGCCATGGCCTCAAAACCGATCGCCACGCCTGGCTTAACGAGGTCGCTCATTGGGTTGCAGATCACACCATCGACAATATCGACGCTGGCGATTTCCACCACAGTTTCCGGGCCGCCTTCCAGCCCAGTCGTTTCGGTATCAATGACACGCAGCATTGTTAATCCCCTGTGTTCTGTAATCACAAACTGCATCGAAGTGCGCGAGCTGGTGGGCGATGGCCTCAAGGTCAGCTGGCGATAAGTGGTACATCAGGCATAGAAGCGCGATAAGGTTCATCGCCTGCTGCTGCTTGGTCGTAGCCTGCATATCCATTCCTCTGAAAAAAGGTTGTAAGAATCCTGTCGCTGTAGAAGCCGACCGTTTAACAAAGTTGGTTTTGCTGGTGTCCCTGCTAATGGATGGCAGGTTTACCGTGCTGGTTGAGATAAACCTCTATCTCATCGTTAGTGGTGCGCAGGCGCTCAAACAGGGTGAACAAATACAACCCTTTGCCTACGTTTGCAGATGCGCGGTATGTGCGCCCCTGATACCTGACCAGCATCCCTGGTACAACGCTGGTTCTTGGTAATGTTGTTGTGCCGTAATTAGCCATCTCATCCCCTTGCCGTCTTCCCGGCTGCCAGAACTTTTACCCGGGCATTCGCGTTTGAATGCGTTGTTTGGATGTACTAACGATAGCTAAAGCGATTATTTGAGTCAATCGCCAAAACGATATTTATCATCGACAAGGTGATAATTAATTGAATGTTAAAGTGATATTTTTTTATCTTCTGAAGAAAAAAGTGATAAAAATTAGCACTGAGGCGGGATTGAAAAGGATGTGGTGTTATGGAGGCAATAAAAAACCCGCCGGAGCGGGTTATGCGAATCGTTTGTAGTCGATGGACTGTCTGAGCAGTACCTTGGCCATCACGTAGAAAGCGTCTTCGTCCTCAGGCTCAACGTACCATTTTTCATAGATAGGGTTATCGGAGATTACTGCCAGGCGGTCGCGCTGCATCTGTAGGCGCTTAACGTGCAATGTCTTTCCGAAGACAAAAACGTATACCCCATCGCCATCAAAATGCGTAACGCCGGTATCAACGAAGATCTGATCGCCAGGTGAAATAGTGCCGTCCATGCTGTCGCCATTTACCGTGATCACTTTGACGTGTGCAGCTGGTCGGTTGCCGAATAAGGATCGTGCCTGCTCAGTCGTGTATTCGATGGCTCGAATAGTTTCAATGAAATCACTGGTAACAATGCTGCCCGGTCCAGCGCTGGCTTTAACGTCGAGTACATCCACGCGATAAATCCCATTCAGTGACGGCTTCACCTGGTATAGCGCAGCCTGTTCTCTTGCGCCACTGGAAGCCATTTCCCCTTCTCCAGTAGACAGCCACTCCGGGCGCACACCAAGGACGGAGGCAATCTCAACGGTCTTACGAGACCCGTTCGCATCCTTGAGTAGCTTATTAACGCTGGACTGAGCCATGCCGACATCTTTGGCTAATCGGCCCTGTGTATAGCCAGCATGTTTCATTGCCTGCGCTAGGCGCTCCGAGAATCCCATATTCACCTCTGTTAATGACTTCTTTAACTCTATCGCTCAAGCGATTGTTTGGCAAAAAATCGCCTATGCGATTGACATTCGCTTAGGTGATATCCATAATCACTTAAAACTGATAGTTGAGGTGATTATGAAAAACCCCGCAGTAGAAAAAGCGATTGCCATTGTTGGTAGTCAAAAAGAATTAGCTAAACGCTGTGGAAAGGCCCAATCAACAGTCTGTGACTGGTTGAACGGGAAAAAGCGTATCTCTCCTGTTCATGTACCAGACCTTGTTAATGCAGTTAACGGAGAGATCCAGGCATACGAGTTTCGGCCAGATCTTCCTTCTATTTTTCCACATCCAAATAACCACGCCATTTAGTTAAGTCAGTGGCGTAACTCACTTTATGAGGATTATTACCCATGGAGAACGCAATCGCACGAAAGTTAGACCCGCCAGTTATCAATCCGGTTGAGATCGAAAGCGTACTGCTCAACCGGCTTGCATCAGTGGGTCAGAAGTCTTACGCCGAGCATATGGGCATCAGCGAGTCGACAGCCAGCAGGCGTAAAGCCGAAGGGCATTTCAGCGCCATGGCGAAAGAGCTGGCCTTCTTGGGGATTCAGGCCGCGCCACCGGAAGCAGTGCTGGTATCGCGTGAATATCTGGCCTCAGTCGAAACGCTCGCTGATATCGGGCTGAAAGCCGAACGGGCAAGGCCGGGGCCGCTGGGGTGGGATTAAGCCATGAACCATATCGAATTCATCGAAAAGCATGTGCGTGAAGAACTGCTGAAGCTCGGTTTCTCTCTGGGAGTGGCTCAGGGGGGGGCATTCCAGGCTATCGACATGTACAAGCGCATGAGCCAGGCAAGCAGAAAGGGGAAGATTTTTGATGATGTTTTACGGCACGCAAAGCTGTGGGCGGAGAAGCAGCAGTTACCTGCTGACCGCTTTGAGAAGCGAAAAGTTAAACGGAACGCCCAGCCGGGCCTGTTCTGAAAAGGCGAAAGCCGCTGTGCGCGAACACAAGCGGCTCTCAGGTGCAACAAACGTGAGTAAATTGCGAGGTCAATTCTAATGCCAAAGCGCAAAAAGTACCAGGAAAATGAGGAACGACGCCTTCAGGATTCCCCTGACGGGCTGGTGGTTGCCGCGTCAAAAAACAGGGCGTTCGCCGAACGTCTTGTTGGCGTGATCCGTCTGGCTCTCGCTACGTCGGGAGTGAAAAATGGGCGTCGTTAAGTTAGCAGACTACAGGCCGCCGCTGGAGGTCGTGGAGCATCGCGTGGCGCAGCTGGAAGATGGTTTTACTCGTGTTGCTAATGAGCTTCTCGATGCTGTCATGGCATCCGGACTAAGCGAAACAGAGCTGTGTGTTGTCCTTGCTATTTGGCGCAAGACGTATGGCTACAACAAGAAGATGGACTGGGTTAGCAATGACCAGCTTGAGCAGATGATTGCCAAGCATCACACACACTGTTCGACAGCAAAAAATCAGCTTGTTGCCAAAAAAGTCTTGGTCCAGGAGGGGCGTAGCGTGGGTATGAATACCAACATCATCGAGTGGAAAACAAAGATTAACGGATTCTGCAAAACATTAGCTAAACCTGCTAAGGATTCTTTAGCGGAAGTTGCTAATAAAACCTTAGCTGAAAGTGCTAAGGAAACATTAGCGGAAGGTGCTAAGGATGATGGCGAAACCTTAGCAGAATCTGCTTTTGAAACTAAGCAGGATCTGCTAACCACAAAAGACAATATACAAAAGACAATAAACAATACCCCCCAACCCCCAGAGGGGGAGTGTGTCGGGCAGGAAGAAAAACCTGTCTCAAAGAAACCCCCAATCGACTACCAGGCGGTGCTGTCTGCATACAACACCACCCTGGGAGACCGCCTTCCCCAGGCAGAGGCACTAAACGACAAACGTCGCCGTGCTATCAAACGCCTGCTGACCGAACTGAAAGAGCCAACCGTCGAGGCTGTGGAGAATTATTTCGCAGCCTTCGCTGAGCGAGCACCAAAGTTTTACTTCGGTGAGAACGACAGAGGCTGGCGCGCCAGTTTCGATTATCTGTTGCGCTCTGACACCCTGCTGAAAACCAGGGAGAAGGCGCTATGACCGACATGAACATGATCCCTCAGAACATCGAAGCCGAACAAAGTGTGCTGGGCGGCATGATGCTGGATAGCGGTAGTGATCGCTGCCAGACCGCTATGTCGATGCTCAAACCAGAATCGTTCTACATCCGCCCCCACCAGGTGATTTTCGCCGAGATGCGGGAGCTGGTAGCCAACCAGAAGCCTATCGACCTGATCACCCTGATTGAGTCGCTGGAGTCGAAAGGGCTTGGCGAGCAGGCTGGTGGCTTCGCTTACATGGCTGAGATATCCAAAAACACTCCCAGCGCGGCGAACATCGTTCACTACGCCATGCTGGTGCGCGAGAAAGCCATGGAGCGCTACGGCATAGACAAGCTGACCAGCGCCACTGAACTGCTGTTCTCCCGCAACGGGATGACCACCAGCCAGAAGTTTGACGCTATTCAGACCCTGTTCACTGATATCGCTGACTACGCGAAAACCGGTAACCGCCGGGGGCTTCGTGAGTTTTCGGAAGTGATGGGCGACTGGGTGGACGAGGTGGAAGCGCGCTGGAGCGACTCAGACGCAACGCGTGGACTGTCGACGGGGATTGGCTCGCTGGATGACCTGCTGCAACCGAAAGGGCTGGTTAAAGGCGCTTTGATGGTGATCGGCGCACGTCCAAAGATGGGTAAAACCACGCTGTATAGCCAGCTGGCCGTCAACTGTGCCGAAGTTGAACAGCTCCCCGCGCTGATGTTCAGCCTCGAAATGCCGGATAAGCAGATTGTGGAGCGCATGATCGGGCAGGTCAGCCGCGTTAATACCGACGTGTTTTATGGCGATCGGTACGACGACGCGCAGGTGGCAATGGCTTTTGCTGCTGGTGGACGTCTGGCCCAGACCGGAAATCTGTACGTCGACGACACGCCCGGGATAACGCTGGCACACATCGTCGCAGAGTCACGTCGCATCAAACGCGAACGCGGCGCTGTCGGCATGGTGCTGGTGGACTACCTGACCCTGATGACCGCCGACAAGGCTGACCGTAACGATCTGGCCTACGGGATTATTACGAAGGGGCTGAAGAACCTGGCGAAGGAACTGAACTGCATCGTGGTGCTGCTTACTCAGCTGAATCGCGATCTGGAGAAGCGCACCAACAAACGCCCGATGCCTAGTGATTCCCGCGACACCGGGCAGATTGAGCAGGATTGTGATTACTGGATCGGTATTTACCGCGAAGGCGCATACGACGAAAACGCAGATCAGGCGGCTACCGAATTGCTGTTGCGCCTGAACCGCCACGGCCCGACAGGCGTTGTTTATTGTGACCAGCGCAACGGGGCGATCTACGACTGTGACCAGGCTGCTGCTGAGCAGAAACGCCGCGCGAATGATGCCAGACCCAACAACAAGAGGGAATTTTGATGAAAATTTACATTGCTGGGCCAATGACCGGCATCGCGAAATATAACCGTCCTGCGTTCCATTTCGAGGCTATGCGCCTGGCTTCGGAAGGCCATGTGGTGTTAAACCCCGCGACGCTTCCCGATGGCCTGAGCCAGCCAGAGTACATGGATATTTGTCTCGCGATGCTCCGCTGCGCTGAAGGCATTTTCCTGCTGTCCGGCTGGCAGAACTCCGCAGGCGCAAAAGCGGAACACGCTCTGGCTCAAAAGCTGGATCTGGAAATCATTCATCAGGAGAGTGCGGTATGACCAACAAAACCAAAGAACTCGTCGCTGCCGGGTATGCGCTGGCGAAAGATCTGCATTGCGCTGAGTCTGCCGCGCTGGTGCGTGAACTGGCGACGCAGCTGGATGTGCAACTGTCTCGCAGTAATGCGCTAGCTGCGGAGAATGCGGGGCTGAAGGCCTTCAAAACCGCCGTATATCAGCAGATGGGCGCTGGCTGCGAGGCTCCTGAATTCTCTATCACGGAAGGCCTGAGCAACCTACGCCGCTTCGCTGACACGCTCCATGCCATCGAGCGCGAATTCTTTACCAAAGAAGTCCCTGATGAAGAATACGAAGGCGAAACCGTCGAAGAATGCCCGTTAACCTGGGGAATGAGTGTCGAACAATACGTTGCTGAATTCCGCAAATGCCTGGCTGAAGTGCGGGCACAGGGTGTGGAGATGATGGCCGCTGAAGCTGATCAACTGATGGATGAGTTTGGAGATGACAGCTACAAAGTGATGGTTACCGCAGATTTACAGCGTTTCGCCAATGCTTTCGCCGCCCAGCTTCGCAAAGGAGTGCAGTCATGAAAGAGCGCGGAATGATTTTCAACGGCGAGATGGTACGCGCCATTCTCGACGGCAGGAAGACGCAGACGCGGCGCATCATCAAGCCACAACCTGTAATGTACGAGCCCGGTCAAAGCATCCACGTTTCAGACATGATCAACGATGCTCTTCGCTGCCCTTTCGGTCAGGTCGGGAATCACATCTGGGTGCGGGAGACTTGGGCACGCTACAACATCGACCAGGATAGCCACGATATGGCTTACCGAGCTACGCCACCTGGAGACTGGCCGGAAGAAGGAAGATGGCGTCCATCAATTCACATGCCGCGCTGGGCCAGTCGCATCACATTGGAGATTACCGGCGTGCGGGTTGAGTGCTTAGCCAGCGTCAGCGATGACGACGCGGGAAAAGAAGGTTATCCGGCAAATCCTGCGCCTTGCGGCGGCGATATGGATAAATGGCTGTGGTTCCGCCAGTTGTGGGACAGCATTTATCCGGATCAAAGCTTCAAGCACAACCCTTGGGTCTGGGTAATCGAATTTAAGCGCATTGAGGAGGCCGCCCAATGAGCAACATCGACAAACGCGCGACAGATCTTCTGATTGAAAACGGCGTACTTGTTGCCGATACGCTGAGGCATTTGGCTGATAACGAAATCGACTCCGACTACTTTGCTATCTGCCACACCAACGAAAACGGCACTGAAATTGAATGCGAACTGGCAATTACCGATTACGCTCGTCAGGCAGCGGGAACCGTAGATGAGCTGGTCAAGGCGCTGGAAGCCGCAGAGAAGCGGATTGCTGAGCACGACTCTAAATGTGATGAGCAATATTTGCTGGGTATGTGTGCAGGATGGAATTTTGGGACGCTGGAAGATGCTGATGGTTTCAATGCAGCTTACGCCTCACGTAGCAAGCTTATCCAGCGGCACGGCAGCAGTAGGTGAAGTAATGGATAAATCCACTACCGAACTGAATGTTAGTGATGAAAATTTATTTATGACTTACTGAAATAACCGAGTTATTGCCCCCTTTGCTGTGAAAAAAAAGGGGGCTGAATATACATTTATGCACGCATTTCTACTATTTTTTTTATGTCTATTTCTTCGTGGAAGGGTTGATCATGAGCAATGCTTAAAATCGTAGGGATAGATAGTGTAACTAGTGGTAAGGCCTTATCAGTTCCCTTTCTAGTTTCTTCTAATTGTGATAATACATATTGATCCATTATATCTCTATATCTTTCTTTTAGCTTTTCAAGTGTAGGTTTAATCACATCAAATACAACTTGCCCGTAGTCAATGGCTTCTTTTTTGCTTGGTATTTTTCCTTTGTGTATAACGGCATTTCTGAACTTAACGTTATCGGTGGAAAGTAGTGGCGGTTTATTTCCATATTCAAGTAAATATAGAAATATAAACGCACCTAACTGTCTTTCGGATTGAACAGAAATTTCTTTCCATGAATCATTTATTTCATTTTGCTCTACACCTTTAGATATGCACACGATTTTAATAAAAAACTCATTAAATCTCTCTAAAGAAGCTGTAAAGGATGATATTGCCTCTCTATAATATCCATCATTAATTGCATAGATACCTATATCAAATAAAATCTCAAACTTTCGCTGTTGTAGTATAGTAATGGATTTATGTCCTTTGGGACACGTCGCTTCATAAAGACCATCATCGGTAAATTCAACAGTTGATATTTCCTCTGCTTTACCATTTTCTTGCATACATTTCCCGCATGTGATTGGTAATCTCATGAGTTGTTCCTTATGGAGGGGTAAGTAAACCTACTTTAATTTTATTATCTCATTTATCCAGCCAGTAAGTAAGCTTCAGATACATGTTGTTTTTCTATTCATATCTCGAAAATGGGAAAAATATTACGTTTGATTATCAAGTGGTGCTGGTACATACTATCTATGTCAGCCTGAACAACTGACACCCGGACATTCGCGCCACGGAGAACACCATGGCGCAGCACCACCAGCTTAAACACAATCGCCTGACGTTATCCGACGTCAGCGATTTGTCGTATTTGTCGCTTAACCTCTTCGGAGGTGACGCGTGAGCCAACAATTCCACCTCGTTAACGAAAGCGTTAAGCAGAACGCTATCAACTACATTCGTCAGTTGCCGGTCGACAGCAATCGCCCGCTGATTCTCGACGTGCAAGAATCGACGCGCACCGCCATTCAAAACCGCAAGATGTGGCCGCTACTGAAAGACCTTTCCGACCAGGTTCTCTGGTTCGGCAATAAATACGATTCCGACGACTGGAAAGACCTCATCACCGCGCTGGTGGCGAAGACCAAAAAGCAGGAACAGCGAATGGCCCCCGGCCTTGATGGCGGTGTCGTTATGTTCGGCCAGCGCACCAGCAAAATGACCATTCCCCAGATGGTAGAGGTCATTGAGGCGATTTACTGGTTCGGCACCCAGCAGGGCGTCACCTTCAGCGAACAATCCCGCAATGAAATCGAGTGGGCGAAGCGTTGGGGGGACAGCAATGCGAAATAACCCTAGTCAGAGAACCTACCGCAGCAAAAAATGGCTCGCTGCTGTAGGGCAGATCGAACAGTGCGTGTTATGCGGTTCGTGGGGGACGCAGGTGGCGCATCGCAATGAAGGAAAAGGCATGGGCCTGAAAGCCGATGATTGCGCCACGGCGGCGATCTGCGTTTGCTGCCATGACAGCATCGATAACGGTAGCAGGTTGTCGCGCGAGGAACGTCGCCAGTTGATGGACCGCGCTATCGTTCTTACCGTTATCCAGATCGCTCGCCTCGGGTTGGTGGTGCCAGCATGAAAATTTACGACATCACCCCAATCGGCAAGCCCCGCATGACTCGCGCCGATAAATGGAAAACACGCCCAGCGGTCATGCGTTACCGCGCGTTCTGCGATGAAGCTCGCCTGAGCAAAATCCACCTGCCGGAGTCCGGCGCGCACGTCACCTTCGTTATGCCAATGCCTCCGAGCTGGAGCAAGAAGAAGCGGGAAATGTTCAACGGCAAACCGCACAAGTCAAAACCAGACTGCGACAACATGCTTAAAGCACTGATGGATGCCCTGTTTGATGATGATTCCAGCGTCTGGGATTGTCGCATCACGAAGCTTTGGGGCGAGAAAGGCCAGATCATCACCCGGGAGAACGCACAATGACACGCAACGACATTAACAATTATCAGAAGGCTTCTGTTGAGCGTACCAACCCGCAAAACGCCTGGGTGACACTGGCAGCCGCGCCGCGACGCTCTTATCTTGGGAAATACCGCCGACTGACACCATCGCAAAGCCGTTGGGTTCGTTCGTTGCTGAACCACTGGGGCGGCATGTACGGGGGCAGCGGGACAGAGCACCTTTCTGGTGGCGGTGGTATGTGGTCAATGATATTAACCGGCTGGACTGGCGAGCAGCAGGAGCGGATCGCTACCGTGCTGTCTGGTCTGCGTAAAATTGGGTACACCGGCGATGCGTTGTTTGAGCAGGCGAAAGCAATCATCTGGCCGAAGAAATCGCTTTCTGACCTGATCGGCAATGCCGGAGAACAGGAGGAAGCTGCATTCATGGAGGCTATCATCCTGAAGTCCTTCAAGCCGGGGAATCCCGTGTATGAGATAGGGAAGGACTATTACACATGGCGGAAAACCATCAATGGCATGGCACGATGGATGCAGTATTACTACGCGCCGTTTCTGACCGAAAAGCAATGTATTGACCGTGTGCGCTGGTGTATTGAATTGTTCAACTCTGCTGTCTTCTTCACGTTAAAAGATGAATTAGGCTTCGAAAATGCAAAAACTTTCGAAAAAGACTTGAAAACGAGTTTTGAAACTGCATAATTCAGATATGCTCGGACGTCAAAGGCGAAAGAGCTTACCCACCAGCGGAGATGCCTTGCGCGGAGCGGTGGGAACCACATTTAAGCCCTTGCAGAAATGCATGGGCTTTTTTATATCTGGAGATCACCCATGAAATTTAATGAATTACCTTCTGATTCCCGATCTCAGGCCAAAATCACACTGGGTCAGCTCATTGTGGCTCGGGCTAACTCGGGGGTAGATGATTTTGAGAATTTGGGGCGTTGCATCGCAGCCGCGTTTATTGCGATGGAGCGCCATGAAAGCGCCCCTGAGGTTAAAGTTGACGATAATGGTGAAAACGGTCGAAGTGGATCTGGCATTAATCTCTAATCGTCTGCTCTAAATAGATACCAGGCACAATTTTCAAATTCACATAAGAACACTGAAGCACTTCGGGTTCCGAGTGAATTAGCGCATAAAGAGATCTTCTCTCTCAGTGGCGTTAATTCCTCCCTTTTTGGTGCGACATATGTTGCATCAGGTAATTTGTTGCGAGAGCCATCACCATGAGGGATTTCCCTCACAAATCCCAGTGACAGCATACGTTCATGAAGTATTTTATACGCCTCTTCATCAGCGCCATGCAATTCAACCCTCGCGAGCACATTTGACATAAATATCTCCATATTTGATGTGGTTACTTTTGGCGATTTAACAATATCAAACTGAGGGTGAGGCGGCTACCTTGATGAATTCGTTCATTATATGCGCTTCTGGTCCGTCCCTAACTCCCGCCGACTGTCAAATAGCTGCACGCTCAGGGCTTCCTGTGATAGCGGTTAATTCATCATGGCGAGCCATACCGGAATGCACTCACATTTACGCTGGCGATCTGCGCTGGTGGGATGTGAACATTCCCGCGCTGCCCGAGGGTCCAGAACGCTGGTCATGTAACCGGAGAGCACACACCCGATATGGTGTGAGCCTCTTCCCGACAGATACCAGCGGCACATTCAATTCGGGGCAGAGAGCGATCCTGTTCGCTCACTGGCTGGGCGCAAAGCGCATCATTCTGCTGGGCTTCGATTGCTCAATCTCAAACGGTAGTCACTGGCACGGCGATCATACAGCCCTCGATAACCCGACAGCGGCGAACGTAAAGCGCTGGCATGGCGAGTTTTCCAGGGTTGCGGCGCAGCTGCGTGGAAGCGTCCATATCATGAATAGCAGCCGCCAGACGGCGCTTAATTGCTTTCGTCGCTTACCTCTTGAAGCGGCGATCAGCGAGGTCACATGCTGAATCCTCCGATTTACATCGATGGCATGCTGGGAATGGGAGACACCATTTACCAGCGCGCTTTCGTCAAACAGCTGCCTGCTGGGACATTCATTAAGACGGCATGGCCGGAACTGTACGAAGATCTGCCAGTGAAAGCTGTCCGAAGTGATACCACGCTCAGAACGCAGCGTAAAAATGAGTTTCGCAGCTCCGCAAAGTTTTATCCGCCGCCATCGCCACGCCAGACGAAGCGAATATTTTACGGTCCGGATGATCTGCGGCGTGGTTCGATATTTGATGCAATGCGCCGCCAGTTCGGTGTTACACCAGCAGCGCTTGATTTGCCATCATTTGGCCCGGCGCAGTTTACGCACCAAAAGCCGATCGCCGTTATCCGTCCGGCAACGGTTCGTTCTGAATGGCGTAGCGACTCCCGAAACCCTGACCCCGATTACCTCCTGCGCGCATCGCGAATCCTGCGGACACATTTCTGCGTGATTAGCGTTGCTGATTTGCAGGACGGGGAAGAGTGGCTGGTGGGTGAAGAACCAGAGGCAGATCTGAAAATGCACGCTGGCGAGCTCAATATCAAAGAGCTGATGCGCCTGGTAGAGCATGCCGCTGTCGTGGTTACGCCTGTCGGCTGGGCGCTGCCCGCTTCCATTGCGTACAAAACACCTGTTTACGTTGTCGCTGGTGGGCGCGGTGGGCATAACGCTCCCGAGATAGTCACCGATCCGGCGATGGATTTATCCCGCGTTGGCTGGGCTATCCCGGACAATTATTGTCGTTGCGAAGCGTGGGATCACCATTGCGACAAACGCATCTCCAACTTTGATTCAAAATTCGAGGCCTGGCTGAATGAAGTCGTTTTATCAGGAATTGAACAGCGGGCTGGTATTCCTCCCGGAGCTGGGCATCGGTCGTTATCCGGTTCCGGCATCTCGCCCGTATGACGATCAGTATTTCGCGAAGTATCAGCAGCTGGCCGACACCGAAACGGGCAGAGCCTTAACGCAATCCCGTATTGAGCTGGTGGCGCGCCATTTTCACGGTCCTGTTCTCGACGTTGGTATCGGTGCCGGTCAGTTCGTCTCTACCCGACCGGGAACGCTTGGGTATGACGTTAATCCGGCTGGTATCGCCTGGCTGAATGAGCGGGGAGCATTCGCTGACCTCTACGCCAGTCAGTGGCGCGCACTAACGATGTGGGATGTACTGGAGCACATCGACGAGCCAGAGCTGGCTGTACAGCAGGCTACAGAGTTCGTTTTCGTGTCGATCCCCATTTTTACCGATGCCGGAGACATTCTTCGCTCGCACCATTTCAGGAAGAACGAACACATCTGGTATTTCACTGACGACGGTATTAAGCGCTGGTTTGCTGAGCAGGGCTTTGAATGCGTGGAACACAACAATATCGAGTGTGAGCTCGGGCGCAAAGGTGTTGGCACTTACGCTTTCAGGCGTACTTGAGTTAACCCTCATTTTGCCCGCTTCGGCGGGCCTCTTTTTCAGGCTACGGGAATCATCCTCGACGTGCTTTGTGTTAAATCCAGCCCGATAGCCTGAACCCTACACACGGAAATCATATGTCTGATCCATTAACTGTAGCTGGTGGGTTTGCTGCCGGGACTGTGGGGGTGACGCTTGCCACTCTGTTTCCCGAAGCCACTCCCGGCGTAATGCTTTTCTCCCTCGGAGGTGCTGCGCTCTATGTGTTGACGTCTGAGCCGCACCAGATATGGAAACAGGCGGTATTCGCGATTATTTCGTTTCTTGGCGGCGTCTCGTTCGCGGTGCCTATGGCGACCATCATGGCTGGCGTTATTAACTCGGCACTTAGTTTGCTGACACCACCAGTGACTATCGAAGTATCACCAAATATCGGTGCGCTGGTCGCCGCATCCATTTCGGTCGCTATCCTCCTTCGCATTTTGTCCAAATCCAAAAACGGGAGCCTTCCCGGACTGGATGGGGGTGATGAATGACATGGGATTCGCTGATGCTTCACGCAAACGCGGTTATTTGCCTGCTGATAATGTTTCGTCTGATGTTCTTCAATAAGACGGGGAAATCGTACCGGCTTGGTGTCTCATTGTTTGCGTACCTGATTATTCTTTCAGCCGGATATACCGCATTCCGGATTATCCATGGCGATTACGTACAGGTCGACCCTGGTGAATTCATGCTGAATGCGACGGTTTGCGTTGCGGTATGGGTTGCCGGTGGGAACCTGGCAAAATTTGTGAGGGCAACGTAATGCAAACCAGTGATAAAGGGATTTCCCTGATCAAAGAGTTTGAAGGATGCAAGCTTGCCGCTTACCAGGACAGCGTAGGCGTCTGGACGATTGGTTACGGGTGGACTCAGCCTGTCGATGGAAAGCCAATTCGTGCCGGGATGACGATTAAACAGGAGACAGCAGAGCGACTTCTGAAAACTGGGCTGGTTAGCTACGAAAATGACGTCTCGCGCCTGGTCAAGGTTGGGCTGAATCAGGGCCAGTTCGATGCGCTGGTGTCGTTCACGTATAATCTTGGTGCTCGCTCCCTGTCGACATCGACCCTCCTGCGCAAACTCAACGCCGGTGATTACGCTGGCGCTGCCGACGAGTTCCTGCGCTGGAATAAAGCCGGTGGCAAAGTCCTGACTGGGCTGACCCGTCGGCGTGAGGCGGAGCGTGCTCTGTTCCTGTCGTGATTACCCTTGCTGATATTAAAGCCTCATGGCGTCTGATACTGCTGGTGGCCGTCATTGCGGTAGTCGCCGTGCTGTGTGTCCTGCTGGCAAACAGCCGCTCTGACGTTGCTACGCTGAAGAGTGATAATGACGTTCTGCGCAGTGACAACAACCTGCAGGGGACGGTTATCGCTGCTCAGGTTTTCAACTTCAACCGGTTTAACCAGGTGGCCGAAAACGCCAGCCGACTAAATTCACTGATTGATGCCAGCTCCGATAAAACGGTTATTGAATATCGGGAGATCCTACGCCGTGAAAAAACCTGTGATCTGCCTGTTCCTGCTGATGTCGCTGGTGGGCTGCTCGAATACACGCACCGTCTACGGGCCAGCGCAATGCACGCCGATCCCGGGGACGCTGACGCAGCCAGTGATAGCGCCACTACCACCAGCGCGCTGACGTATTGCCAGGCTGTTCTCTGGATCAAGCCGCTGCTGGCCGCTATCGAAAAAGCGAATAACCAGCTGGCGGGCATCCGTCAAATCGAGCAGGACAGGCAATAGCATTACAGAAGCTCTTCACTGAGGGGCTTCGATAATGGAGCACTGGAATTATTCATGAACAGACCACACCCACCAGCGCATTTTACGATGCCACCTGACCCGAAGCCGTACATCAGCATAATGCCCGCCAGTGACGTTGGCGAGTGGCTGAATCAGCACATCCTGAGCGATGAGGGTGACCTCTACAACCCTGACCACCAGCATTTACTTGAAGCGGATCTGTGCTTTCTCTGGGCGTCGAACGCTTTCGAGAAGAAAGGGCGTTCCGTGCTGGGGCAAGCGGAAGAAGTGGCAATGCGGGCAGGCGGTTGGCAGAAAGCGCGGATGGAACAGCAGATGTATGAATGGTTCGGCAGGGTGCCGCAGTTCATCATCACGCTGGCGGCCGATTACTGTTCGCAATGTTCTGATCTGGAGTTCTGCGCGCTGATAGAGCACGAGCTTTATCACATCTGCCAGGCGACGGACGAATTTGGCGCGCCGAAGTTCACGCAGGAAGGGCAGCCAAAGCTGAAGTTGCGCGGCCACGATGTGGAAGAGTTTGTGGGCGTGGTTCGCCGTTACGGTGCGAGCCGTGACGTGCAGGAAATGATTGATGCGGCAAATCAGCCAGCGGAGGTTGCTCATCTCGATATTGCCAGAGCGTGCGGGACGTGCATGCTGCGACTGGCTTAAATACTGGACTGTATAAGACGAATGGTGATTTATGGCTGCATTAAAACCTGATGTGAAAGCCTTCATCATTCAGTCGCTTGCGTGCTATGACACGCCATCGCAGGTGGTCGAGGCTGTCCAAAAAGAATTCGGGATCAAGATCACCCGCCAGCAGGCTGAATCTCACGACCCCACGAAGGCCAGCGGTAAGACGCTCGCCAAAAAGTGGATCGAGATGTTCCACGCGACGCGCGAACGATTCCTGACCGAAACCAGCGACATTCCGATCGCGAACAAATCCTATCGCCTCCGCGTGCTTGACCGCATGGCAACCAAAACTGAGGGGATGAAAAACTTCTCCCTGACGGCGCAACTGATTGAACAGGCCGCGAAAGAGGTTGGCGACGCTTACACCAATAAGCTGAAGGTTGAGAGCACCGGCAAGGATGGCGGACCGATCAAGACCGAGACGACCAACCTCACCGCAGATCAGGCCGCAGAGCTTTACCGCAAGATGATGGGGTGATCATGCCTCTACCGTTTGAATTCGATTTCAGGAACCCTGATTACCAGATGGTTTTTGAATGGCGGATGGAGCGCTTACAGCGCATTCGCCAGAACCCAGAAATGCTGCCAGCGCTTAAGCAGTTTTACCGCACCAACCCGGCCCAGTTCATCATCGACTGGGGCATGACGACAGACCCACGTAACATTGATTATGGCCTGCCGGTCACCATCCCTTTTCTGCTGTTCCCGAAACAGGAAGAGTGGATTCACTGGATCATGGAGCGGCGCGAAAAGCTGGAGAACGGCATAACCGAAAAGAGCCGCGAGATGGGGCTCAGCTGGACGGCGATCGGGCTGGCCTGTTCGCTCTGCCTGTTCAACAAAGAAATGGTTATCGGCTTCGGCTCCCGTAAAGAGGAATACGTCGACAGCACCGGTGACCCGAAGGCGCTGTTCTGGAAGGCGCGCAAGTTCGTGGAAACGCTGCCCGTCGAGTTTCGCGGTTCGTGGGACGAGAAGAAGCACGCGCCGTACATGCGCGTTGAGTTTCCCGACACTGGCGCGGTCATCAAAGGTGAGGCTGGCGACAATATCGGACGTGGTGACCGTACCACGCTTTACCTGGTGGATGAGGCTGCATTCCTCCAACGCCCCCTTCTGATTGATGCGGCGCTGTCGCAAACCACCCGCTGCCGTATCGACCTGAGTTCGGTTAACGGCATGGCGAACCCGTTCGCGCAGAAGCGTCACGGCGGGAAGATACCGGTATTCACATTCCACTGGCGAAATGACCCGCGCAAGGATGAAGAGTGGTATCGCAGGGAGTGCGAGAAAATCGACAATCCGGTGGTGGTGGCGCAGGAACTTGACCTGAACTACAGCGCGTCAGCGGAAGGCGTTCTGATCCCGTCCGACTGGGTGCAGGCTGCCGTCGACGCGCATATCAAGCTGGGCATACAGCCAACGGGCAAGCGACTGGGCGCGATGGACGTCGCCGACGAAGGCCGGGACAAAAACGCCTTTTCGACCCGTCATGGCTTCCTCTTGGAGAACGTGCGGGAATGGTCCGGCGTGGGCAGCGACATTTACCAGTCCGTTGAGAAGGTCTTCGGCTTTTGCGAGCAGGACAACCTCGAAGAGTTTCGCTTCGACGAGGACGGCCTGGGCGCTGGCGTTCGCGGCGATGCGCGCGCCATCAACGAACTGCGTAACGCTGCGCGCCGACCGTCAATACTCGCCACACCGTTTCGCGGTAGTGGCGCGGTATTTGATCCTGACGACGAAGCGGTGCGCGGCGACAACGGACAGGCCGCCCGCCTAAACAAGGACTTCTTCGCTAACGCCAAGGCCCAAAGCTGGTGGCGTCTGCGCAAGCTTTTCCAGAACACCTATCGCGCCGTGGAAGAGAAGATGGCCTACAACCCGGACGAAATCATCTCAATCAGCAGCGCCATGGCGAACAAAGACAAGCTCATCATCGAGCTTTCTCAGCCCACCTACTCCATTAACGGCGTGGGGAAAATCGTTGTTGATAAACAGCCTGACGGCACCAAGTCGCCGAACCTCGCCGACTCGGTGATGATCAGCTACGCGCCAATGAATTCAGCCCTGAACATCTGGGAGCTGCTAGGGAGACAGGCCTGATGGCACGAAACAAGCAAGCCTCTCAGCGAACGGCGCAGGCCACCGCTGACGGCTACGAGAACTTTGTCGCCCGCGTGGGGATGCAGACGCCTAACCAGCACTCAGCATCGACCTACCGGGCGAACTTCACCAGCCGCAACCGCATGCTGGTGGAATGGTCCTATCGTTCGTCTTGGATCATCGGCGAAGCGGTCGACGCTATCCCAGACGATATGACCCGCAAAGGCATTCGTATCACCTCGGAGATTGACGCCAAAGACCGTGGCACCCTCGAAGCGCAGCTGGATGAGTTGCAGATCTGGGATGCGTTGAACGACGTGCTGAAGTGGTCGCGTCTCTATGGCGGCGCGGTCGGCTTCATCATGATCGAGGGGCAGGCACCAATGACCCCGCTGCGGCTCGAAACCATTGGCGAGGGCAAGTTTAAGGGCATTCTCCCGCTTGACCGCTGGATGATTAACCCGGTCCTGACCCGTCGCATTAAAGATATGGGGCCGGATCTCGGCAAGCCTGAGTTTTACGACGTGGTGACTACTGCAACGGGTATCCCGTCCTGGCGCATCCATCACAGCCGCCTGATTCGTTTCGACGGGGTGACACTGCCATTCCAGCAGAAAATGACCGAGAACGAATGGGGAATGTCGGTTGTAGAGCGTATCTGGGATCGGCTTACTGCGTTCGACAGCGCCACTGTCGGCGCGGCTCAGCTGGTCTACAAAGCGCATTTGCGTACCTACAAAGTGAAAAAACTCCGTGAGCTTATTGCGCTGGGTGGTCCCGCGTTCGAAGCGCTGCTGAAGAACATCGATCTGATCCGCCAGTTCCAGAGCAATGAAGGCATGACGCTGATGGATTCCGAAGATACTTTCGAAACCCACCAGTACAGCTTCAGTGGTCTGGATGACATTCTTTCGCAGTTCGCTGAGCAGATCAGTGGTGCCGTTGGCATCCCGCTGGTGCGTCTGTTCGGGCAGTCCCCGAAAGGCTTCTCTACTGGTGATGCCGACCTCGCCAACTATTACGACCGGGTGAGCTCATTGCAGGAGCGCCGCTTACGGCTGCCGATGCGCCGGATACTGGACATTATGCACCGCTCGGAACTCGGTAAGCCGCTGCCGGACGATTTCACGTTTGAGTTTAACCCGCTATGGCAAATGTCTGACGTTGACCGCTCAACGGTGGCCGTAAACACCACCAACGCGATCAGTACCGCGCTGGGTGACGGATTGATGACGCGTAAGGCGGCGATGACCGACCTGCGCGAAAACTCTGACGTCACCGGCATCGGGGCATCCATTACCGACGAGGATATCGAGAATGCCGAAGACGAAGCGCCGCCAGGCATCGGCGAACTTGGCGACAAACCGCCAGAGCCGCCAGGCGGAGATCCGATATCGAACGAGCCTACGGCAGATAGCGCGGGCGGTCGGGGATATCGTAAATGGGCGCTACGATGGTTCAAACGATAGCGTCACCGAAATAATGGATGCGCTGGAGCGCTACAGCGAAATCATCACCCCCTGGGCGACGAAGGTTGCTGAGAACTTCACCGCCGACATTGCGCGCCAGAATGAAAAGCAGTGGCGTCAGCACAGCCGGAACATCAGCGCAGAACTGCGCAACATGGTCGACCGTGCCCCGGTAGGCCAGGTGATGAAATCCATCGTTGCCGAGCAGATTAAGTACATCAAATCGTTGCCTCTAGAGGCCGCAGATCGCGTGTATGACATTCAGAACAAGGCCATCGAGGCTGTAGTGACTGGCGGGCGCGCTGAGCCATTCGCGAAAGAGATAGCAGCATCCGGTGACGTGTCACGCTCGAGAGCGAACCTTATCGCCCGTACTGAGCTTGGACGTGCAACCGGCGCGCTTGATCAGGCGCGTGCGCTGTCAATCGGCTCGAATGGTTATATCTGGCGCACCGCCGAAGATGGCGATGTCCGGCATTCTCATCGGGAGATGGAAGGGAAGTTTGTCGAATGGGGCCGACCTCCAACGCTTGACGGCATGACCGGTCACGCTGGTGAGCTCCCGAACTGCCGCTGTTACAAAGAAATCGTCTTCCCCAAACCTCATTCTTATCTCGCCTGAATCGCAGGTAAACCATGAAATATTTTTTCAATACCCGGCTGGGGGAAACCCGCTATCAGTTGGCTGACGGCTCGCTGCTGTGCAAAGACGTGCCGATAGGCCGAACGGGTAAGCAGCTCTATGGCGCTGCCGATCTGCCAAACCTCAAACCCGACAAGCTCGGCGAGATAGTCGTAACGCGCTCTCCAGAGCAGGTATTCCATCCGGCCACGCTCGCATCATTCGAAGGGATGAGCATCACGATCCTGCATCCTGAAGATGAAAACGGGAATGTGCGGCTGGTCAATCCCGAGAACTGGAAAGAGCTTGCGGTCGGGCATCTTCAGAACGTTCGGCACGGGACTGGTGATCAGTCTGATTTGATGCTGGCTGACCTTATTGTCAAAGACGAAAGCGCTATTCAGCTGATCGAAGATGGTCTGCGCGAAGTGTCGTGCGGCTATGACGCGGAGTACGAACAGACCGAGCCAGGTAAAGCCGAGCAGGTCGATATTACCGGAAACCATGTGGCTCTTGTCCCCAAAGGCAGAGCCGGAAATCGTTGTGCAATTGGAGACAGAGACACAATGGCAAATCAAAAGAAAAGCTGGTGGACCCGCATGCGCACGGCCATCAAAACGGGTGACTCGGACACCATGAACGAACTGCTGGACTCTGCGCCAGCGGCGGTAACGGGTGATGAAGGGGATCTGCCGAGCGGCGTTAACCTCAACATTAACCTTTCGCCGCAACAACCATTGCCGGACAAAAAGCCGGAAATGGGCGGAGAGCCAACCGGCGACGGCGAGGATGATATCAAAACCTTGCTCAAAGCCCTGCTGGCTAAGCTGGAAGGAAATGCGACGGGCGATAACGACAATAAGCTTGGCGAAAACGATAACAAAAACCCGACCGGCGACGACGAGGACAAAGAAGAGGAAACCACGATTACCGGTGACTCTGCTTATCGTGCCGAAGTTATCGTGCCGGGTATCGATCTGAGCCGTAAGGTGAAACCGACCGCGTTCAAACGTGATGTGCTGGCTGCCGCTGACAAAACACTGGTTCGCCAGGTTGTCGGTGATGCGGATATCCGCAAATTGCCCAAGCAATCAGTAGATATGGCGTTTAACGCCGTGTCTGAGATTGCCAAAGGGCGAAACACCCGCACCACCACGGGCGATGCACAACGTCCAAATATGGGCATGACAAGCATCGCTTCCCTGAACAAACAAAACGCCGACTTCTGGTCTAACCGCAAAGGATAATCCAATGACTGCATATCTGTACCGGATGCCTGTTGGCATTGCCGGGGCTATCTCTCGCCCGCAGGACTTAACCGTCGAACCGGTGATACTTAAATCCGCTAACGCCTTCGCTGCCTATGGTCTGGCTGGCAAATACGACGCTGACGGCTTTTTCGTGCCGCTGGCAGACGGTGACACCGCCGACAAGGTGAAGGGTATCTACGTTCGTCCGTATCCGACCACATCGCAGCCAGACATGGTTCGCCAGGTGGGGACGGATAAGAACTTCCCGGGCGACGCCATGAAGCGTGGCTACATGACCGTTAACCTCGGATCTGGATTCGATGCCAGTACCATCAAAAAAGGCGCGCCTGTCTACGTGGTTGTTTCGCTCGATTCAACCATTGACGTGCCGCTGGGCGGCTTCATGTCCACGTCCGTCAGTGGCAAAAACGTGGCGCTGACCAACGCCGAATTCACAGGGGCCGGTGACGCTAACGGCAATGCAGAAATCTCCTGGAAGATTTAAGGAACAGACGAATGATTACTTTTGATCAGGCAACCGTTGATAGCTCTGGTGCCTTTCTCATCGGGGAGCTGGAGCGACTCGACCAGACGCTGAACCTGCCGCTGGTGGGTTACACCTGGACCCGCGATATTCAGCTGCGTGAAGACGTTTCTATCGCAGATGACATTTCCAGCTGGACTAACACCAGCTTTGGCGCTGCTGGTACTGGCGCAAATCCGAACGGTAAAAACTGGGTAGGCAAAGACTCCACTGCTATTGCTGGCGTGAACGTTGATATCGGCAAAGACGGCAATCCGCTGAACCTCTGGGGCATGGAACTGGGCTGGACCGTTGTAGAGCTGGCAGCAGCTCAGCAGGTAGGCCGCCCGATTGATACCCAGAAGTACGACGGTATGCAGCTCAAATGGCAGATGGACAACGACGAGCAGGTTTACATCGGTGATGACGCGCTCGGCCTGAAAGGTCTGGCAAACCTTGTCGGTGTGACGCTGAACAACGCGCCGAAGACCTGGGTGAACTCCACCAATGACGAGATCCTCGATAGCGTGAACAGCATTCTTTCGAATGCCTGGGCCGCATCCGGCTATTCCGTCGTGCCTTCTGATCTGCGCATTCCACCAGAGCAGTATTCACTGCTGGCGAGCCGTAAGGTTTCCGAAGCGGGTAACCAGTCACTGCTGACTTATCTGGCCGTGAACACTATCGCCTTCCACCAGAACGGCGTTCCGCTGGAAATCAAAGCGGTCAAATGGCTGAAAGGGCGCGGGGTTGGCGGTAAAGACCGTATGGTCGCCTACACCAACGACAAGAAATACGTGCGCTATCCGCTGGTGCCGTTGCAGAGCGTTCCTGTCCAGTATCGCGGTCTGTACCAGATTGCGACCTACTACGGCAAGCTCGGTGCGGTTGAGCCCGTGTACAAAGAAACCCTGTCCTACGTGGACGGTATCTGATAACCAGAACGGCCCCGAAAGGGGCCAGAAGGAAACTGAAAATGGCGAAAGAAAAGCTGGTTACCATCCATGTTCACACCCCGTTTACGCTGACGCTCGGCGATCAGTCCAAACAGGAGTTTGGTCGGGGGCGGCATAACGTACCGGAAGAGGTCGCGTCGCACTGGTTCACCCAGGCGCACTCTGAGCTTTCCGATAGCGTGGTCAGCGGCACCGATGATCTGCAACCCATTATCGACAGCCTGCAAGCGCAGATTGCCGACAAAGATAAGCAGATTGTCGATAAAGATCAGCTGATTGCCGATCTGAAAGAAGCGCTGCTCAAGCTGCAAGAGCAGAACGACAGCCTGCAAGCGCAGATTGCTGCCGCCCAGACTGGCGGTAATGGGGCGAAAGATGCCAAAGAATCAAAGCCTGCCAACAGTAAGTGACTTTCGCCGCGACTTCCCGCAGTTTGCTGACCCGGCAAAATATCCGGACCCTCAAATCGAGTTCCGTCTGAATCTGGCCGATGAGCTTCTGAGCGAAAATGTCACCGGCAAAAAGCTGTTTCCGTACTTTGCCGAACTGTTCGTGGCGCACTACATGACGCTCTGGGCGGCAGATAGCCGGGCAATGCTGGTTGGCGGCCCGGGCGGTTCAACCAATGGTGTTCAATCCTCCAAGTCCGTTGACAAGGTAAGCGTCAGTTATGACACCAGCGCGACGCTAAACCCTGACGCAGGCTTCTGGAATAACACCAGATATGGCGCTGAATTTTATCAGCTGATCACGATGTTCGGTGCGGGCGGTCGCCAGCTATGAGTTTCAAAAGCGGTGTAACAACGAGGGTGGATAACGCTCAGGCCATTCTGGATGCACTCAAATCGTTAACCAAAAAGGATGTGCTGGTGGGCATCCCGGAAGAAGATAGCGAGCGTGAGGATGTTCCGTTTGGTAATGCCGGGATCGGTTACGTCAACGAATACGGCTCACCAGCGCAAAACATACCCCCACGCCCGCACCTGATCCCCGGCGTTAAATCCGTAGAGGAACAGACGGTGCCGCAGCTCAAAGCAGCGGCGCAGGCTGCGCTTGATGGTAATGCGGCGGGTGCGGAAAGAGCGCTCAACCGCGCCGGAACGCTGGCCGCCAATGGCGTCAGGCGTTACATGACCATTACCGGCTTAACACCGCTTGCTGATAGCACCGTTGAAGCCCGTGCACGCCGTGGGCGCAAAGGAGCAAAAGCGGAACTTGCGCGGCGCGCTGCTGGCGAGTCTCCCGGAACCGATCTGGTGAAACCGCTAATCGACACCGGGCAGTACCGCAGAGCCATTACCCACGTTGTGAGGGATAAAGATGCCGACTCATGATGTAACTGACGTGCTTTTTGACCCCGATTTTTGCGACTTCAACCTGTGGGTAACGCGTCGCGTGCAAACGGTGGACGACGACGGGATCGGCAGTGACAGCGAAGTTAAAACGCAGTTTGCCGGAGTTGTTACCGTTGACCGCTCCCTGGAGAACCGCCGTATGCAGTCCGGGCAAGTTATCAGTGGCGCGATTCTCATCGTGACAACTGAGCGGCTCACGCAGGGGCAGACTGGCCGTGATGCCGATATCGTGACGTATCAGAACCGTGATTATCGTGTGACGTTCGTCGATCCGTATACAGCTTACGGCGCTGGCTTCGTCCAGGCGCATTGTGAATTACTGCCGTTTGATGGGGGAACTCCCGTTGAGCAATAACACCAGCACAGAGCGCGGCTGGCTGACACCCACCAGCGGCGATCCGGATTATGACGAAGCGCTCGACAGGCTGTTAAGCCAGTGGATGCGCAACGTTTCCGGCTTGCCTGCTGGGATGGTTCGCCCGCGCTGGCAGAAAGACCAGCCGCCACTGCCACCAGTTGAAACGAACTGGTGCGCGTTCGGCGTTACCGGGTGGCCCATTGATAACAGTCCCGCATTCACCAGGCAGACCGACGAGGGCGCTCAGCTCTGGCGGCATGAAACGTTTGAGTGCGTGGCGTCGTTCTATGGACCGGCTGGTATGTCTTATGCGTCCCGTTTTCGCGATGGCATATCTGTCCCGCAAAATAATGCTGAGCTGAACGCGCTCGGTTTGTCCCTGGGAGACTATACCGGTCTGACCCCTTTTCCCGAGCTTATCAACCAGCAATGGGTTCGCCGCTACGACATGACGGTGCGCCTGCGCCGGAAGGTTGTGCGCGAGTACGGCATCAAATCACTGGTGGAAGCGCCAGTCACCTTTTTTGGAGAATAAACTATGACGCAGGGCTTACCTGTATCCAACGTTGTAAACGTTGATGTGATCATCTCGCCGAAAGCGGCTACTGGTCGTAACTTCGGCGCGCTGCTGATCCTTGGTTCTTCCACCGTCATTCCGGTGCAAGAGCGCGTTCGCCTCTATGCTTCCGTTGAGGACATTGGCGAGGACTTCGGCGTCGACAGTCCGGAATATGAAGCGGCGCAGGTTTTCTTCAGCCAGTCGCCGAAGCCGACGCAGGTTTATGTCGGCCGCTGGGCGAAGACGCTGACCTCTTCCGAAGGTGGAAGTGTGGAAACCATCGTGCAAGCTGTTAATGCCTGCCTGCAATATACCAACTGGTATGGGCTGGTTGTCGCTGATGATGTTGCTGATGGCGGTGATGTGCTTGATGCTGACGACGTGATTGAGGTTGCTAAACTCATCGAAGCGTCCAGTCTGAGCCGCATTTTCGGGGTAACATCTGCCGACGCCGAGATTATCAGCACGACTTCGACGACCGATGTTGCGTCGAAATTAAAGGCTGGCAAGTATGCCCGTACCTTTATTCAGTATTCCACCAGCAGCCCTTACGCGGCGGTTTCTGCTTTCGGTCGTGCGTTTACTGTCAATTTCAACGGCAGCAATACCACCATTACCCTGAAGTTCAAACAGGAGCCAAGCGTAACCTACGAAACGCTGACGGTAGGACAGGCGGCGGCTGTGGATGTGAAGAATGCGAACGTGTTCGTGTACTACGCCAACGACACGGCGATCCTGCAACAGGGGGTCATGGCGAACGGTGACTTCTTCGACGAGCGCCACGGGCTCGACTGGTTGCAGAACTACGTTCAGACCAACCTCTATAACCTGCTTTACACCAGCACCACCAAAATTCCGCAGACTGATGCCGGTGTGACCCGTCTGCTTTCCAACGTTGAACAGTCCATGGATCAGTCCGTCACGAACGGTCTGGTAGCTGCTGGCGTGTGGAATGGTGGCCCTATCGGACAGCTGAATTCCGGCGATACGCTGACCAAAGGCTATTACGTGTATGCGCAACCGCTGTCCGAACAGGCGCAGGCCGACCGCGAAGCGCGCAAAGCACCGTTAATCCAGGTGGCCTGTAAGCTGGCTGGCGCAGTTCATTATGCCGATGTGCAGATCAACGTGGTTCGCTAAGGAGCGATAAATGGCAACTTATTCTTTTCTCGATGTAACCGCGTCGCTCACCGGGCCGACCGGTGTTATCGATCTTGGTCAGGGTTCTGCGAACTCTGAGGAAGGTATCACCCAGACCATGGGCGGCAACAAAAACACCATGACCATCGGTGCCGATGGCGAGGTGATGCACAGCCTGCACGCCGATAAGTCAGGCACCATTACGGTGACGCTGCTGAAAACCTCCCCGGTGAATAAAAAGCTGTCTCTGGCGTATAACGCGCAAAGCCAGTCCTCTGCCACCTGGGGCAATAACGTGATCGTCATTCGCAACACGGCCTCGGGTGATATTTCTACTGCGCGTTCGTGTGCATTCCAGAAACAGCCTGATTTCAATAACGCCAAAGAGGGCGGAACCGTCGCCTGGGTATTCGACTGCGGCAAGATTGACCAGCTGCTCGGGGAGTTTTAACGGATGGAATTCGAAATTAAAGGCGTGAAATACCGCACCGCAAAGCTCAGCGTTTTCGAACAACTGAAGGTGTCCCGCAAGCTGTTGCCGGTTCTGGCCGGGATGGTTTCGGACTTCCGGAGCGTTCAGGAGAAGATCAGCAGCAAAGACACCGAAGGCGCGATGGTTACCATCCTGCCAAAGATTGCCAATGCGGTGTCCGATCTGAGTGATGGCGACGTGGACGCTATCCTGTTCCCCTGCCTTTCCGTTGTTTCACGCGAGCACATGAAAGGCTGGGTGCCGGTCTGCCAGCATGGCGAAATGGCGTTTGACGATATCGACCTGCTTACCATGCTGCAACTGGTGGAGCGGGTGGTCGCCGACTCGCTGGGAAATTTTTTGCAAGGACTCCCTACCAGCGAGACGCCCACCCCGCCAGCGGAATAACCTTCAACAGCCTGCCGGGCGGTGAAGATTTTATTCTTCGTCCGGCGCTTGCCTTCCATATTGACCAGAAAGACCTTAACAGCGGCGCGGTAGATCTCTGCCGCATCGCGCTTCTCAATGACTACCTCGACATGCGCGAGGATAACGACGCCCGGGTAGATAAATGGAGAGCGGCCAATGAGCGGTAACGCAGATACGATTAAAGATTTCCTTGTTTCGCTGGGATTCGATATCGATCAGGCTGGCGCTAATAAGTTCGAAGCCGTGCTGAAAGGCGTTACCGCGAACGTTCTGAAGGTCGGTGCGGTGGTGGAAGGCGCAGCGCTGAGCATTGTCGGATTTACCACCCAGATCGCGAACGGTCTGGATAAAATTTACTGGGCATCCCAGCGAACGGGGGCCAGCGTCCAGGGTATCAAGGCGCTGGGATACGCCGCATCGCAAACCGGTGCCAGCGCCGAGTCGGCTATGTCCTCCCTCGAAGGGCTGGCCGGTTTCATGCGTAGCAATCCGGGCGCGGAAGGCTTCCTGAACCGCCTGGGCGTCCAGACTCGCGATGCCAGCGGAAAGATGCGTGATACTGCGGCCATCTTTACTGGCGTTGGGCAAAAGCTCAACAACATGCCGTATTACCGCGCGAAACAATACGCGCAGATGCTTGGCATCGATGAAAACACGCTGATGGCGATGCGTCGCGGCATGAATGGCTTTACCGCCGATTACCAGTCGATGCTGCAAAAGACGGGGTTCAACGCTGATAAAGCGGCTGTTCAGTCGAACAAATTCATGACGTCCATGCGCGGGCTCACTTCGTTGTTCGGCATCATGCGGGACAAGATCGGCTCAAACCTCGCTGGTGGCCTGGCTGGTTCGCTGGACAGCCTGCGGCGGCGCATCCTCGACAATTTCCCGAAGATTGAAGAGACGCTGACCAGAGTTATTAAAGGCGTGATCTGGCTTGCGAACGCATTCACGAGAATGGCGTGGCGGCTGATACAGGGCGCTGGCTCTGTCATCGACTGGTGGAAGCGTCTTGATGATGGCAGTAAAAATTTGCTGAAAATATTCGGCGCTCTACTGGTCGCATGGCGTCTGCTTAATTCTGCGTTCCTGAAATCCCCGATTGGAATTATCACCACGCTGATTCTGGCGATCGGATTGCTGTACGACGATTATCAGACGTGGAAAGAGGGTGGCAAAAGCCTGATTGACTGGAGCAAGTGGGAGCCAGCAATAGAAAAGGCGAAAAAGGCAATTCTCTGGCTGCGCGATAAGCTTCTGGGGCTGAAAGATTCTGTTGGTGGGTGGCAGAACTCGCTGGAAATTTTGGCTACCTTCATCGCTGGGGTATGGGTAACAAAAGTATTGGGAGCATTCGCAAAAATATCCGGTCTTCCGATACCTCCATGGCTTAAATTATGGGGAGCGTATGCTGGTTACCTGGTCTCAGATCGTGAAAACATAAAAGCCAGTGCTAAATCATCTTTGGACTATACCAAAAGGAACATTGGTGATGCTCTTGCTACGGTTGGCATCAAAACCGACCTTGGGCGAAAAGATGTTAGCGAGGTAAGGGAATGGCCCGCATGGATGGATTGGCTGCATGGTGGCCCAGGGAAGATTATTCGTCAGGCGCAAAGCAATGGCGTCGTTTATGGCGATAATATTCAGCCTGATATTCCCGGGGCGGAACAGCATGCCCGTAGTAATGAAATTGCCCCACATGAAAGAGATGAAATAAAAAACCGTCAACAGACTGCTAATGGTTATCTTGAAAAAATCTCAGACGGGATTGCCAAAATCGGTAATTTATTTTTCTCCTCGGCTGGAGCTGCTGAAATCTCTCCAAACATACCGGGTGATCCCTCCCAGTTGGCGCAATCAGTCAAACGTCCACAGGCCACAGCACAGGGCAAGGTTTTGCTCGACTGGATGGGGCCAATGTTCAATAAGCTGGAATCTCTTTATCAGCTGCCTGCCGGCTTGTTGAAAAGCGTCGCGATCACCGAGTCAGGCGGTAATCAGTTCGCTACGTCTGGTGCGGGCGCGAAAGGGCTGTTTCAGTTTATGGATGGCACCGCGCGCGACATGGGCCTGCGTGGTAACGATGTGTTCGACCCGGAAAAGTCAGCTCAGGCAGCCGCTAAGTACCTTAGCCAGCTGTTGCGGCAGAACGGCGGAGACCTTAGCAAAGCACTGGCCTCATATAACTGGGGGATCGGGAATGTTAAGCGCTATGGCATGGGGTTGATGCCGCAGGAAACGCGCAACTACATTCCGAAAGTGATGAGCAACATGCCCACCAGCGCCCCGGTTATTCAGCAGGAAACGAACATTAACATCCACGGTGTTTCCGATCCGCGCGAGGCTGCCCGCCTGACTGTTGACCGTCAAAAGGGTGTGAATTCACAGCTAACCCAGCAACTCCCCGCAGGACCAAGATAATGGATATTTTATCAGCGATTTTTCGCCAGCAATCCCGGCGAATTGGCCTGCTGATCCCCAGCGTGGTCGTCTCCGAAAAGCATTCTGATGCACTCGAAATTACTGAGCACCCGGTGGAGAAGCCAACAACGAATAGCGCTTCGGGCTTCATCGCCGATCATGCGTATAAGCGCCCCAGCGAAGTCACAATGGAATGCGGCTTCGCTGGTGGCGGTTCGTTGCTGGACTTCATTGATACATCTTCAATCGGCCTCAGTGCCGGACTGAGCCCGAAAGAGACCTATCAGCAACTGCTGGATCTCCAGTCCTCTCGGGTGCCGTTCGATGTGGTGACAGGAAAGAGGGTGTACAGCAATATGCTGGTGCGAGCCATCGAGGTGACAACGGATAAAACCAGCGAAAACGTACTGAACTGCTCGCTTACCCTGCGTGAAGTGATCATGTCGCAAACGCAGAGCGTTAGCGTTGCCGATAAATCAGATATGCAGGATGGCGTCAGTACATCGGCGGTGCAGAATTCCGGGACGAAATCAACGACACCGCCAAATGAATCGCTGCTGAGCCAGTTGGGCGGAACCGTTACATCAGCATTCGGGGGATAATATGCAGTTTAACGAAATACCGCTTTCTCCTGACAATCAGCAGTTCCGCGTCTTGCTGGGCAATACCACGTATACGCTCAGGATTATCTGGCGTGATGCGGCTGGCTGGATTATGGACGTGATGGATAGCGGCGGTGCCGCGCTTCTCTCTGGCGTACCTCTGCTGACCGGCGTGAACCTGTTACATCAATACCCACAGTTTGGCATTAATGGCGCGCTGGTGGTGGCGACCGATAAAGGCGCGCCAGACGAGCCTACCAAAACCAACCTCGGCACATACAGCCACCTCATTTTCGTACAGGAGTAGAAATGTCTCTTAACTGGATGCGCCATTTCGAGTTACAGCTGTTGGATCAGAACGGCCAGGGCGTTTCCCTGTCTGACTTTAAGGTCACGTTCCAGATCGAGTGGGCAGATACACGCTGGCCGCGCGTGGCAAACGTGAAAATTTACAACCTTTCGACCGATACCACGAACAAAATACTGGGGCAGGAGTTTGCCAAAATTCGTATTATTGCCGGGTATGACGGCATTGCGCCGGATGTTGATGCGAGTCAGGTCGGCGTCGCCAGGGAGATTTCACCAGACCAGATCGGGCAGGTTAACGGTCAGAACTATGGCCTGATTTTTGACGGCGATATTCGCTTCACCGTCACCGGGAAGGACAACATTACCGATTCCTGGGTGTTGATTCAGGCCATTGGTGATCACGAAGCGTTTCTCTATGCGACTACCATCACCACGCTTGCAGCTGGTTATACTGTTGCCGACCTGCACCGGGCGACGATGCAGGATTTCAACGCGTTCGGAGTGACGCAGGGCATTACCGGCGATTTCCCGGACACCGTGTTTCCTCGTGGCCGCGCGATTTACTCATCCACCCGTAACGTGATGGACAATATTGCTGCGCAGTGCAAAGCGACATGGCAGCTGGTGGATGGTCAGGTTCAGATGGTACCGGAGGATAAATATATTCACGAAGCCATCGTGTTGAATGCCGATACTGGCCTGATCGGTATGCCGCAACAGACGATGGGCGGCGGCGTAAACGTGCGGTGCCTGATAAACCCTAACATTCGCATCAACGGCCTTATCCAGCTTGATCAGGCTTCGGTGTACCGCGCCGCGCTCGGCAATAGCGAAATCGCGCAGTCACCCGGGCGTATCACCGAAACAGAAGAGAACGGCAACCGTGTGCTGACTGGCACTACGTCACAGGCTGCCAGCATTGCGACGGATGGCGTTTATATCGTCAAAGCTATCGACTATACTGGCGACACCAGAGGTCAGGCGTGGTACATGGATTTAATGTGTTTCGCGCGTGGAGCTCGTGATTTAGTCAATTCTGGCGCGATGCAAAAAACAAATTATTGAGGTATAGGCCGTGAAACTCATCATTTTTATCATCGCCGCATTGTTTTCTATTCCAGCTTTTGCTGATTCCCAATGTGGCGATTTCAAAGTACATTGGGCGGATGATGGCTTTGCTCGCATCAACGGCGCTAAACCTGAATCCCAAAAAGTCACATTCCTTAAAAGGGATGGCGATTACAACAATGTTAAAATTGAATGGCGCTTGGCAACCGATCAGCCTGGTCGGTGGGTAGGAATGGAGTTTATCGGTCGTAACGGAAAAGCCATTCTCAACGCTCAGTGGCTGCAAGCCAACATGGATGCCCCGCGTCAATATGCAACTTACGACTGTGTAAAAATAAAAGGATAAAGTTGATGAAAGGATTTTTAGCGCTTTTTCTGTTGGTATCCACTGTGGCTAGTGCTGGAACGTTAAATGATTTTTTTGCAAAACATCCAGATCTAGATAATAACCTCGCTATACACACTGCAATCTCGAAGGCTTCCGGTATGGAAGCTGCTGGTTTTGCACGAAGAGAGGGCGGCAGCGAAAAAGAATTGATGAATACCAAAGGTGATCAATTTGCTGTCCTTGGGTTTCGCCGAGTGAAAATGTATTGCAGCTATCCTGAGTCAGCGCAAATGACAGGGCTAAATGCTGAAGATTGTCAGCTTGTGCTTAGTAAGAACTTATAGTTTCGTTTCAATAATGAATTTAACCCGCCCCCGAGCGGGTTTTTTTATGGGGTTTTTATGCCAATTCCAACTCAATCACAGATCGGCGGCGAACAGCAGACCGCGCAGGCCATTGCCGATTCGGTGTCTACCCAGATGCGCGTAGCGATGCCCGGCATCATTCAGTCGTTCGATCCTGAAACTGTAACCTGTACAGTCGAGGTGGCGCTTCGCGGTATTGTTGGCGATGGCTCCACCGAATTAAAACCGCTGGTGGATGTGCCGGTTATCTTCCCGCGTGGTGGTGGCTGCACGTTGACCTTTCCGGTTAAAGAAGGCGACGAGTGTCTGCTGATCTTTGCCGACCGTTGTATCGATTTCTGGTGGCAGAGCGGCGGCGTTCAGGAGACCGTCGATCCGCGACAGCATGACTTATCTGATGCGTTCGCCATCGTTGGCCCGCAGTCGCAAGCACAGAAAATCAGCGGTATCAGCACCAGCGCCGCGCAACTGCGCACCGATGATGGCGCGGCGTTCGTAGAGGTCGCGGCAGGACATAACATCACCGTTAAAACACCAGGCCAGCTTACGGCTACGGCTGAGGGTGGAACGACAATTACATCCCCGACCATAACGCTGAACGGCAACGTAACGATTAACGGCAACCTGTCTCAGGGAATGGGTGAAAGTGGCGGTACTGCGACGATGCTTGGGCCGGTGACGGTAACAAATGACGTAAAAGCTTCTGGTGTCAGTGTCGCCACGCATAAACATGGTGGAGTACAAACTGGCGGGGGAACTACTGGGGGGCCGCAATAATGCGATACCGTCGCGAAGATGCTGACGGCGATTACACTTTCGGGCAGGGGGACGATACCTTCCTTATCGACAGTCCGGAGTGTGTCGCCCAGGCCGTAAAAACTCGGTTTGAGCTGTGGCGCGGTCAGTGGTTTCTCGACCTGACGGAAGGCACCCCGTATGTTCAGTCGGTGCTTGGTAAACAGCGATCTGACGTCTACATCCTGGCTATACGCGAACGCATACAGGACACGCCGGGCGTTCTGTCGATTCTTTCCTTCGATACCAATTATGACGGCACTAGCCGCCGCGTCACTTTCACTTCCTCTATTGACACAATCTACGGCCAGACGACTGTAACAAGCGAGGCATAAATGGCTTTGAACCTCGACACGCTGGGGCTATCGGCAACGGTAACCGCCCAGGGGATTAGTGCGCCTGATTACCAGACAATCCTCGATACACTGACCAGCTATTTCAGGCAGATTTACGGTAGTGATGCCTACCTCGAACCAGATAGCAAAGATGGGCAAATGGTTGCGCTGGTGGCTCTTGCCGTGCATGACGCTAACAATACCGCTATCGAGATCTATAACTCGTTTTCACCGACGACAGCGCAGGCCGCAGCGCTTAGCAGCAATGTGAAAATTAACGGGATCACGCGAAAAGTCGCAACAAACTCTACTGCCGATCTGCTGTTGACCGGTACGGCAGGCACGACTATCACAAATGGCTCCGCACGAGATAAAAACGGCATTATCTGGAATTTTCCCGCGAGTGTAGCGATCGGCGTTGATGGTACTGTGCTGGTGACGGCTACATGTGCGAATGGTGGTTCTGTTGCGGCTTTAGCCGGGACAATCACCACCATTAACACACCGACTCGCGGCTGGGTATCAGTTACAAACCCAGCTGCGGCTACAGTCGGTTCACCTGCTGAAACCGACGCAGAGCTGCGCATCAGGCAGGGGCAGAGCGTAGCGCTGCCATCTCTCACACCGTTTGAAGGTGTTGACGGTGCGATCGCCAACGTTGCGGGCGTGACACGTCACAAGCTCTACGAGAATGATACTGGGGCAACAGACAGCAACGGGCTGCCTCCTCATTCTATTTCCGCCATCGTCGATGGAGGGGATGTTACCGAAATAGCCCAGACAATCCGGGGAAATAAAGGGCAGGGAACGGTAACTTACGGGACTACTTCTGTCACGGTACCGGACACCTACGGCAATCCACATGTGATCAGCTTCTCACGGTCTACTGACGTCCCGATTTATGGGCATATCACCCTGAAGGCATTCACCGGCTACACGTCGCAAATTGGCGTACAGATTCAGCAGGCCGTCGCGGATTACATCAACGGGCTGACGATAGGCGACGATGTGCTGCTGAGCAGGATTTATTCTCCGGCGAACCTCGGTGTAGTGAGTGGTGGCAATGCGCGCTACTACGACATACGGGAGCTGCTGATTGGCAAATCAGCCGGTAGCGTCGCGGCGGCAAACATCATTATCGCCTACAACGAATCCGCGTCGTGTAAACCCGAAAACATTGTTCTAACGGTGACGTCATGAGCAAGTACACGGACTTAATCACCAACTATCACGCCACAAAGCCCAGATTCTTTGATCATGTTGACCTGAGCACGCGACCACTGATTGATATCACTGCCTCCACCCGGGGGCTGGTAAGCGCTTTCGACATCGATACCGCTTTTGGCGTCCAGCTCGATACGCTCGGCCTTTGGATTGGTCGCAGTCGCGTAGTCAGCCAGCCGATTAGCGGTGTTTATTTCAGCTGGGACACTGACGGGCTCGGATATGACCAAGGGGTTTGGCAAGGCCCGTATGATCCAGATGCAGGCTACACCACTCTAAGCGATGCAACTTACCGCATCGTTCTTAAGGCAAAAATCGCCATCAATAACTGGGACGGCCGCAATGATTCGCTGCCTCCCATCCTTGACGCTGCAACGGCAGGCTCCGGCCTGAAGATGCAAATCGTCGATAACCAGGACATGACGATATCGGTCTGGGTTTTTCCCGAGACAGATATTTCTGATGTGTCTCTCGAACTGATAGCCGCTATCAAACAGGGCTATCTCACCATTAAAGCAGCTGGCGTATGGGCCGGTGACATTGAAACGCCTTCGGTAGAAACACCGTCAGAAGGCTCTAAATTCTTTGGTTTGGATATGGATAACGAATACATCGGCGGGTTCGATGTTGGAGCATGGGGGGCAATACTCTGATGGCAATAAATAACTTTAAACCTTTCGCGACGGCAGCAAATGCAAACGTAATGGCCCAGGCTGAATGGGAAGCGCTTCCGGCCCTGCTCTCTGGTTTCACCGCAGGTAAGGCGGCCAGCGCAGAAGTAAATAAGGCAATTCGGCAGGCCAGCTTTATCGCGGCAGCGCTGGCGCAGTATACCGCCAACAAAAGTGGGCAGGATGTGCTTGATGATGCTGATTTGAACGGATTCATCACTAAGATGACCACCGCGTTTGGTAAGGATTTTCAGGCGCTTGACGCCACACTTACAGCGCTGGCCGGCCTCGCTACAGCAGCAAACAAACTTCCCTATTTTACCGGGGCAGATACTGCAGCATTGACGGATCTTACTTCAGTAGGGCGCGATATTATCGGAAAGACTGACCTGGCCTCTCTTATTAGCTACCTCAGTTTGCAGGCTTTTGTTTCTTCACCATCTACAAATCCTGCTTCATTTACCAGCGTCCTCTCTCCCGATGCGAAACTGCGCATTGTCATTGCAAACAACGGAGAGTGGGGAGTACAGGACAGCCAGGGAAATACCGTGGCACTACCTTTAACTCGTGGCGGAACAGGAGCAAGTAATGCAGCACAGGCTGTCATTAATCTTGGTCTTGGGTCTGGGGCTCCTGCAATCGGGATGCCGTTCTTCTGGCCTTCTTCGGCGATGCCAAACACCGTTATGCCGGAATGGTCTGGCATGGTTTTCCTGAAATATAATGGCTCATCTTTTTCTGCGTCAGCTTATCCCAAGCTTGCTCTGGTAAACCCCAGCCTGACACTGCCTGATGTGCGTGGTGAATTTATTCGTATCTGGGATGACGGGCGAGGTGTTGACAGCGGAAGGGCACTATTAAGCGCGCAGAGTGATGCTCAGCAGGCAATTACAGGTCAGTTTGTCGATGTGACAATGGGTGTGAACGCATCGGCAGCCGGGGCATTTGAAATGACCCAGTTGACGCCAACCGGATTAAATGCCGGAACCGTGAGCACTTTCAATCAGAAGAATGTTTATTTTGACTCTTCAAAAGTTAACCGCACTGCCGCAGAAAACCGCCCACGCAACATTGCATTTAATTTACTCGTAAGGGCTAAATGATGAAACCTGTTTTTGATAAATACGGTCTGGCAACAGAACCGGGCGACATTCGTTGTTTTTATTACGACCCCGAGACGGGGGAATATTCGGGGTGGTCTGATGAATACATTAACCTCGGCGTAAGTATGCCAGGGTATTCGACTGATAAAGACCCAGGTGAAGAAGTGAGCGGCAAGGTTGCTATATTTACAGATGGAGAGTGGACTCAGGAGGAAGATCATCGGGGCGAAACTGTCTATTCAATCACTGACGCTAAAGCTTCTACTGTCGATTATATCGGCCCTATCAATGCCGGTTATACCGGCATTTCACCTTCCGGACCCTATCAGAAATGGAATGGTAAAAAATGGGTAACGGATACTGCAGCTCAGCACGCTGCTGATGTTGAATCGGCGGAGCAACAAAAAGCTGCGCTGCTTTTTGAGGCGAAAGCAACGATCAGTCTCTGGCAGACGGAGTTACAATTAGGCATCATCAGTGATGAAGATAAAGCGAGCCTGATCGCCTGGATGAATTACATCAAAGCTGTGCAGGCAGTGGACACGTCGAAAGCGCCAGATATCTGCTGGCCTACACCACCAGCGGCTTAATCTCATTTTGGCGATGTGCCAGATTTGTGTCATACATGGTAAATCGCCTTCCTCTTTCTTACATCATGTGCCATTGAGTTGCCTGATGTGAATGCGGCAATGTGTATGTAAAACAGTTAGTTAAATGTGATTCTACTAATTCGTAATGCGAAGGTCGTAGGTTCGACTCCTATTATCGGCACCATCAACAGAAAATCCCGTAAAAACAGCATTCTTTAGCATGTTTATCTAACGGTTTGTAACTTCTGTTCTAACGTCTGTTAGCACTGGTAAACGCCTTTGCGTTGTATCGGCTCAAGTATTGTACAACGTACTGGCGGGTAGTTACCAGGCTCAAGCCCGAACAGCATTAGAAATTATGCCATCCCTTGAAGCTAAAAGAGTTGCCGGACTCTCTAAACACATCACTTGAACCCTTAGCGATACGTTCCGCGCTTCGTGCGGCGCTCAATGATGCTACACGTCGAGATGACGTTGCAGAGAATAAACAGGCGTAATGTTGGGAAGACTAACCGGATCGGGAAAGAATCCGGCTCTGCCACGGTTTCGATCACCGGAGTATAACGATCACCTGATAAGAGAACGTGCTAAGGCTTTATCCTCCCTGCGAAGGGATTACACCCTGCGGAAGCGCTACGCGCCGCCTTTTCTTATGTGCCCAACACGGCACGTAATGGTCATCCATTATCTGCACGATTGTAACTTTCGTTGTACTGTCTCTCTGCTGTACGTTGAGCGCTGGCAGATTCAGCGGAGGTGATATCATGTCAAAAGCCACGAATAAGGCAGCCACTAAGCGCAACAACCGTAAGATTCACGCTCGTAAATTCCTTGCTACGCCAGAAGGTAAAGCTTGGCTTGCTAAGAAGCAGGAAGAGCGAGAGGAAATCAAGCTGGCGCGAACGGCTAACAACATGTTTTAAGCTACCCATCACGGTGCTAAATGGCTTATATCGTCTAAAATCTATTAGTTGCACAATTTAGTGGGCTCTTTCTTTGGAGACACTCACCTTGACTGGAGAGCAACGAGATTTTGTTGAGTCAATGTATCAGGATAATACTAACAGTAGGGGGATGGTAATGACCAATAAGCAGTTACGTATCCACTATGGGTTTCATGGAAAACATAAAGAGAAAATTATTGAATGGGACGGATGTGATCAAATCAATACCGTGTTGTCAGCGCTTGTTGAAGATTTGAATATACCGACAGCTACTCAGACAGTTAACCTCCTTGAGCATGGCATTGATGATGTGTTCTTCTTTGATGAAGTAAGCAAAAAGTGGGAAGAGATCCCTACAAAATGGTTGGCAAGGGCATAAGGGGGCGATGTCCCCTTTATTTTATTTTTTAATATCGCCAGTACATTGATACTCCATTGAGACCAGTGTTTCCATACATCCGCTTGAGGATGGTTGAGAACAAACTGAAGTATAACCGCCGAAAGGCTCAGCACCAGAATAGCCACATGCAGCGCAACGCTGTGCTGCTGCTTGAGCGCCTTGCTGGACGTTCACTTTAGGGGGGCGAACATCCCGAAAGAATAACTCGTTTTTACAGTCCCATCAGACTTGCTACCACCAGTTAGAACCTGTTGTTTCTATACAGCACACCCAGACAGAAGCAGAGAAGAAGCTAACAACATCAATAAACTTTTACGCATCAAGGATCATCCCTACCAAGAGTTTTTGTGTTAAGTTGTTGCGGTTAGATTGCTAACTTAAAATATAGCCTCAAAAACTTTAAGAGTTTTCTTAATGATTTCTGTCTGATTCTTGAAAGAAGGAATAATAGTTGCTGCGCGTGATAATGTTAATTGTTTCTATCTTGGCATTACCTGAAACATTAGGTTGCTCTTTTATTGTGTTCTTGTTTGTGAATAACTGGTTAAGTAAACAGGAGGCGATTGCCATCGCGCGTATTATTGCCGTCGAGATGCGTTCATCTGGTTATATAGATAGTTTCGAACTTCGTGTGAGCAGATTTGGGGCGAAGAAGTTTTTTAGTATGTTTGGGGAGTTTTACCTCAACCAATTTGATCCCGACACACGAGAGAGAAAGTATCAGGGGGATGTATCTCTGCAAGGTGTGGGTAATGTGTACTGTGAGTTCACTTATGATCACTACAAGTTTACCAAGTGCACCCTCACTGCTGGTGTGTTCTGATTACTTTCCAAATGCTCTGGTGCGCCTTGCGTTAACCTTTCAGTCTCATGAGCGCCAGCGGCAGTACAATCAAGCGTTTCATATTGCTCACTCCCAAATGTTTGCAAGGGCAGCGCCCACGCTCTTAACGTCAATTTTCAAATAGTTCATGGTGACTTTGGGATCTGAGTGGTTCAGCGCTTTCATTGCTAAAGCCAAATTCCCGTTAGACTTCTCCCACACCTGTGTGGCAGAAAACTTGCGAAAAGAATGGCATCCTACTGTTCCTTTGATCCCCACATTCTCCGCAGCCTGTTTGATCTCACGGTTCACCTGTTCACGGCTGACAGGGGCTTTTCCTGATGCACGATTGCTGTGTGACGTAAAAACATATTCGTCTTTCGGGAATGCCTGGCGGCGACGTTCTACAATCTCCCACACCTTCGCAGGGACGATGATTTCTTTCTTCTTGCACGTCTTACTCTCCAGCACTTCCAGCGTATTTCCTTCCTTGAACTGGGTGAACTTTAAATTCACCGTATCCCCGACACGTAAGCATAAAGAGGCCATTGTTACCGCTACGTCTGCGAATAGCTGTTTGTTATGACTTTCAAGCCAGTTAATCAGCTTAAAAGCCTCTGCCTGGGTGATTATCTTCGTGGTCGCCATCTGCTTATCTCCGTAAATCTTGAAACTGTGAAATAAGATTATGATCATTTTCAGTAAGTTACAACTATTCAATCTCACATTTTTTTGACGGAGTGGTGGAAGGTTGCGCCATTTCCAGCACTACTGAACGCGAAAAAGCACGGACTCCTGTTTGAAATTCGAACAATTTAGGAATATCTTGAACGAAATCATAAAGTTGGCAAGTCTAAACAGATGTTTGAACGTTGCCAAATCCTGGCGAGGCTATGCACGGTTTATGCAGATTCATTGCATATCTTAGAGAGGAAAGTTGAAGGTAAAGTGGTTAATGTCATCTAAATCAATTGTTTAGATATTCTATCTCACATTAGTATAGAACCTTGAGGTAGGGATATTGCACCGTAGATGATAATGATTCCCATCTGAGTTGATTGCATCAAGAAATGATTAGAATGCTAATTAATTGGCGGGTTTTGGCATGGAAAATCGATATTCAAATAAATTTGATAAAATATAAAAAGTCTTTAAGCACATTGCACCTATCATAAAAGTGCTCATTGTGGACAATGATCGCTGTGAGCCGCACGGCGCAAGGCTTTCGTATAAGTGATGAAAGATACTTTGAAAGTGAGAAAGGCGCTCAGATAGCGTTACAGGCGGGTTATTTAGAATAGATTAAGCATCGCTTTACCTGGGGTTTAGCGGGTATTTAGAATGTAATTAGCGTGGGATTATTCCGGCGCTATGGAGGCGAGTATTCGCTATTAACACGTAATCAGGATTGATGGAGGGTTAATTCTCCATAAAGTGGACTATACAATTTGGTATACGCTGATCACGCGCATGGAAGAGAGCTATACAGGAAAGTAACCTCTACTGAAAGTTATTGTTGAGAAGAGATTTTCCTGTAGAGAAACTTGTCATGTTCGCTTCACTCACTGACACAAACCAACTACTAACTACCCTTAATTAAATTAAGGTTATTAATTATCTCTCTTATGTTCTCGTATTCCTCGAACATACATCATTGTGCAGGATGATCATGAGCAGATACTTTTTCATGCGACATTCACCCGCTGATCGCTGGTTCATTGTGAGCCTACGATCTCAACACATCAAAATTATGTAAAAGGGCTTATCATTAAAATGATGTGTTAACAGGTTAATTGTGCAATGTAGCGTAGCTACAAGATCGGCTCACTTGCATGAAGAGCCGGAAATGATACCCTTCCTTGAGAAGCCGTCTTATCCTATTATGAAAAAATTGTTGACGACGAATTTATTTTGTGGTATTGGTTGACAAACGTTATTAAAATAGTGTATTATGGTAAGTATGAAGGGGAGAAAACCTTCTCAAACTTTCGGCCCTGGGCGGGGTAATCTGCCTGGAGCTTTTTGCATCCAAAATCCGAAGGAGGTAGTTATTGAAGTATTTCAGTAGTGACCAGGTTTTTAATGATCTGGTGAGTGGTAAGGTGAAACGCCACGTTATTTACGCATCCATGCAAGCAGCAAAATCGAGGGAGTATACAGACCGAATGAAAATGTTCGCTGACGCTCTCGCCCGTTATGACCAACACCGTAAGGAAATTAACCAATGATGAACATTCGTTTTAGTCCAGAAGTTTACGAGGCGCTCCGTGAAGCCGCCACAATTAAAGGTGTAAGTATTCCGGCCCTGGTTAACTCCATTGTCAAACACACTATCCTACAAAAAGAGGAAACTGATGAAAGAAAAGAAACGCGTAGTAAAATTCGTTGATGCAATTTGCGGATCTGGAAAATCCACCACGTTACAGCACTACATCAAATCAAGTTTATTAACAAACTCCGAAGCAATTCCCCCTCGTTATCTTCTCGTGATGCCAACACATGAATTATGTGGACAGGTGAAGGAAGAACTAAAAGAAAGACGGGTGAAGAGTTTCCATGTGGACACCGAAACAGAAGCGGTAAATCTCCTAATTTCCACCCTGGAATACGATTTCCAGCATTCGGTTATTATCTGTACACATCAATGTTTCATTCATTATTGCTATCGCGCAGCGCTTGAAACGGAACTTCAAAACCTTCTCCGTAATTTCAGTATCTTTGTTGATGAAATCCCTGATGCAATGTTTGGCGCTTACATCAAAGTGCAGCATACCAAACGGACGGAAGAAAATTTCCCATTCCTAAAGTGGCTGGAAGAGCGGGACGGATTGTTATTCCTGAGTGATGATAAGCGTGAAGATTTCTACGACTATTGGCACGAAACAGAGGCGAATGGTGCTGAGTTAAAGCGCCTGCTCTGGGCGATTATGCAGGGTGCTGGACTTCTCTACGAAGAGAATAAACACCTGTTCGCCTTCACTGCTTCACCAATTATCAGATCTGTAGAATGGGCTGAACAACTTACACTCTTAGGTGCTGGCTCTTCTCGAAGTTTGTTTACCTGGGCTGCTGAACATCTGGCGAAATACGAAGTTGAGGAAGCTGGTGAAGATTTACAGCCGCCACTTGAAAGACGTAAACATAAGCGTGTACCGATCTCCCTGGTCGCCGTATGTGAAAACAGATGCACTTTGACAGCATTACAGAAAGTGTTTCACGAACATCTCCAGGAAATCATCCAGCGCGTGCCTGGTGAATTTATCTTCGCTACCAACAGAGATAAATCCCTGTGTCAGTTTACTACGATAGGGGATGAAATTCTTACCGATGCTTCCCGTGGTATCCGTGTTTCAATGGCATCCTATGGCCTGAACCATTACCAGCACATACACAATGCTGTATTTCTCGGATGCAGTAATCTTGATCGAGATTTCCAGGGTAAATGGCGGCAGTATGCGGAGATTAACGGATGGGATGTTGAAAAATTTGAACAGAAGCAACGCGCCGCGATGAATTATGAAAGGTGCTACCAGTTTATTAGCCGTACATCTATTCGTAATGCTGACACTGATCACCCTCTGGTGTTCGTAGTGCCAGATCTGGCAACTGCTGAATACATCAAAGAGCATTATTTCCCTGGAGCAAAGATTGAATGTCTGAAATTTGGGAAAGTGAGAAAGAAAGTTAAAGGTAACAACACCCGTAAAGAAGTACAGGAACACAAATCCAAAGGATTGACCCAAAGACAAACGGCTGAACTCATGAAGAAAGGGATCGCCACAATACAACGCCACTGGAACTAATCAGGAGACCTAATTGATACAATACATAAAATTGAACAACACAAACCAGATACAGATCAACGATAGCGGGAAGGGCGTTTATTATGCGCTTATCTGGTTCTGGAAGGGACGTAGGACACGCATTTCTTACGGAGAGCTATCTGATAAATCCGGTGTAAGTGACCACGGGATCAGATTCTGGCTTCGTGCGCTGCGCAACATTGGTGTGATTGAGATAGACGATGAAAGCCATTATCTATCATTCACGCTGAAACACATCGAACGAGACAATGTAGAATTTATCTACTCTAATTTCTAAAACACACAATAGGGAAACTTTTATGATAACTGCTTTATGGTGGTTCACCATATTCTATGGCGTTTACGTTATAACCAGACAGGGAAGTTTCCCCACTAAAGGGGCATAATGGGAAGAAAAGATAGAAATCCAATCAAACGGATCGAGCAGGAAAGTTTAAACCATATCGGAAAAGCCGCGCGTAGGCAACGCGAGAGATTATTAATCTCTTCACTCGAAGAAATCCCTGGTGAACTAATAGAGCACGTTGAAGAAGTGCATTCACAACCGCCCTCTGTGGAAGAGTGGGCTGCTTTGAATGATATCCTCACTTCCTGTCCTGGTGCGTATTACCGCCCACGTAAACGGAAGGTTTACACCTGGGATGATAGCCAGCTTAAAAAATGGCAGTGCCTCGGTTTCACCTCTTTACGTCATTACCTCACATTCAACGCAATGAATAACACCGTGGCGGGAGTCAGGGACTTTAATGAACTATTTAACATTGGAGACAGTTACACAGAATAATGCATACACAGACAATACAAACCAAACGATTCGCCCAGAACGTTAAATGCTGCGAATGGTATTACGATGAAATCGAGAATGTCATCAATGATGCTTTTCTGACAGATGAAGAAAAAATAATGGCACTTGATGACCTGGAAAACAGAGTCCTCACTCTCGCAGCGCCTTTTCTGGCTGCTGCAAATAAAACCAAAATGACAATGGAACAAATGAAAAATGACTAAAACCGACATTAACCTAATGCTACAGAAATTTCACGAGCAACTACACATTCCGCTTCTTGATGCGACTACGGAAGCCTACCGACAGGGAACCCCTGAGAGCGTTTCTGAGGCCGTTAAACAGCTTCATCTGGCCTCAGTTGTTATGCAAGGGATTATAAGCGTAGTGGAGCAGTCAGAAAGCCTGAACGAGGATCAAGGCGTACTACGCGAAGTGTCACAGGTGGCTCAGTCCCTTGTGTCCTGTATGCAGGATTTAGACGCGCTGGCGCATGACTTAGCCGAAGAATACGTAGTACTCGAAATTGAATAAAAATGTACAATAAATGAATAAAATGGCGACTGACTATTGACTTTGTAACGGGAATACTGTAGAATAAGAAGTATGGAAATGAATAAATGTTCGAATCACATTACTCTTCCTCGTATGTCAATACGACTTGCAAACACTATCCCATAGTGTGAGCACTCCAGAGAATGCCGTTTCCCATAGCGGCACTCTTTCCATTCATATGTTCTCTCTGAAAGTGTTGGTTCTTTCTTCTTTGTCTTGTTTAGTTCCGAAGGAATGCGCGGGATGTAATATCTTGTTGTGTTGGTATTGCATCGCAATCACCGCGCATCTCCGACTTTTTCAGAAAGGGCATTCGCTCTTTACTCATACATTCCGTTAGGGTGAATGTAGTCAGACTGAATAAACGCCGTCAGCGGTAGTCACGTTCAGGCTGGCAAATCTTCTATTAATACACTCCCGAAAGTGTCTGGTAGTAGATAGATAAAGAAAGCCTCATTTTATTCCTGGGCGCTGCTACACGCTTTTAAAAATGAGGAGCAATGACGGGCGATCCTACTTTGTGTATACATCTGTATTCACATTGCGCCCTCATTTATTCAAGAAACCATTCTTTAACATCATAATCCTCCGAAACGATGACGTTAAACAATGCTTTCTAACACGGGCATGCTTTCCAGGGGCTTAATCGCCCCTTTTTAACAATCTGCATGTAACACTTCCGTTATTAATGGAAGGATGAACGCAGTTACAACGCGAAGGAACAACACAATGTTCTTATTAAATAATCGCGACCGAATCCTAAAATACAAATCCGAAGTGATTCAAGTTAATCCTGAGTTAATAGCTAAAGTGGCTGAAATGGCAGGATGTACTGTTGAAGAAATAGAAAAAGCTGTAGACCAGTATTTCCCTTCTGAGGACACACCTCAACTTAGTATGCAGGAACGGATCGCAATCAAATCCAAGGAAATCAAACAACAATGATTGTAGACCTAACCGAACTTTTCCCAATTCGTAAGAGTTTCACTGACGTAGTGAGCTACGCCACTGATTCTTTTGCAGTCGTAGAAGGTCGTGTTTTCGACCTGCCAGCGGATATTCAATGCGCCGATGTTATCGGGGCTGATGGCGCTTTATACACCTCCGGCGATGATGCCTTTGTGGTGGTAAGTGATTTCGTGAGTGCTGGCGACGGTAAAACCGTGAATGTCCTACGTGCGCCTAATGTTGGCAGCTTCGTAGCACTGAAAGCCGAGAACCTGCACGCAGCTAATCACGCCGCAGCTATTACCACGCTCGAATCCAAAGGATTCGTATGCCGTCCATTCTTCACCTCTTAATCAAGGAAGATAAATAATGAGTAAAATCGCAATTGGGCGTGAGATGGTCGATTTAGCGCCAATCTTCCAGGCCCTGCCGGAACGTAACTACCTTATGAATGCCCTCGACCTCTTCGACGGAGTAGGTGTTCAGAATCCGAAAGTGGTGGTGACACAGCTTCTGGATGATAACTACAGCCTGTTTAACACCCCGCAGAGCCGTTATTCATCAAACCACGACACTACCGCGCGTCAGAATGGGAAAGAATACCTTATCGAGATTCCTTGGTTTGCAAGGGAAGATGAGTTTAAACCTGTAGACGTACAAGGGAAAAGGGTACAAGGCACTGATTACGAACAAACCGTTACCGACCTGTACACCGAGTACACTGGGAAACATAAAATTGCTTACCTTCGTACCCGTGAATCTTACCTGGCCCGTGCTCTGTTCAAAGGTGAAGTTTATACCCCTGCTACTGATGACCTGCTGATCTCTTATGCTGAACTGTTCGGTGTAGTACCAATGACAGCCAGCGTGAGTACAGCGACAGCGGCACAGGATTTTGATGCCATCTTAGACAAAGTTCAGGCTGCCGCAGGTGGATTGGCTGGTCAGATTGAACGAGTGATCGTATTCGCTAAGCCTGCTGCATTTAGCCAGATTCGCTTCTCTGACAGTATGTCTAAAGCGTTCCAGTATGTAGCGCCATATGACGACCGTAACCTGTTCTACCAGCGTCACGAGCTTCTCCCAGGAGTTAGTACGTTTAGTCTGCCTGGTGCGCCTATCGACATTGTTAAAGTGACAGATGCGCTGATCTTGGCACAGATGCCGGATGATGCTGATATGGTGGCGGTGCCTGTGTTTAGCAAAGGCAACTCAAATCCTTATAAGAATATTTACGGCGCTGCCTCTGGCAACTTCGCGCTGATCGATGCAGCACCTGCTGAATACTACTCTTGGGGCTACCTGAGTGAGCGCGGCGATGCGTACCACGTTATGCACGAAAATTCGGCGTTGCCTGTCAATCATGCGTTAGGTATGCAGGTGAAAATCACCATCACTGCTTAATGAGCAAGCGGGAGCCTGACTCGCTGGAAATATTCAGGCGCTTTAATGAGGGATGTTTACTAACCCACAGCGCAATTGTGGCTCTGGTGGCATCCCTTTTTAGTTTCCCCCATAACAAGAGGAAAAATAGAGGTGGAACTCATACTTAAATCAAATCGTGGTTTACATGTTCGACTGAGTGCAGACGATGCAGAAGGGCTGCTCAAGGTGAGCCAGCTTTGCGAGCTATTAGAGATTTCTTATACGGGCGTTAGAGCGCGTATTTTCCGTGGTGAAACCGTCGACGAGGCCGTGCATCACTTCCTTGATAAACAAGGCGGTGGCGATGCTTGAAATAAACACAGCACGTATCGTAAACACCGTTGAGTTTAAAGTTTCGAAGGAAGATATTGCACTGGCCAAAAAAGCGGCTGATGACCTTCAACGCCATTTTAAGAAGCTGGAGAATCCGAAAATTCGGTTTCAGACTCAGAAGCAGCGCCGACAATCAGCGCGTGAACAGGTGGCAGATGCTAAAGCGGCTTCTCCAAAAACGTCCAATGACTTAAAACAACAACGCCAGGCTGAGAAAGCAGGTAAAGCGCAAGCAAGGGAAGCTGCGAAGATTGCCAAACGTAATGAGACAGCTTCGTTAAAATTTAGGTCAGCTAACCTTCAAATGAAAGGCGTAGCGGGGAAGTATGGCCTTGACCCGCTCAAACAACTGGAGTTTGCTCGCTTCGCTAAACAGCAAACAGAGCTTTTCCGTAATAACCAGATCAGTAGCGCGAAGTTAAACTATGAACTTCGTGAAAGATTGGCCTTGATGCGGAGAGAGGCAGCGTTACAAGCCCGTATAACCGCCAGTACCCAACAACAAGCGGCTGCACAGCGTCAAGCTAAGAGAACGGACTACAAAGGCGCGGCGGCTAACATCAAAGAGAAGGGGCTGAACGTGATCGGCGGCGGTGCTGGTTTTATTGGCGCTACGGCTGCATTAGCGGGTGGGGCTTCCATCCTGGGACGTGTACGCGAGACAGCCAATGATAACCTCGATCTGGTGAGGCAATCTGAACGTGTGAAAACCAACCCAAACGCCATAAAAACGATGGTGGCCTGGGGACAGCAACACGGTGTTGATTCAGCTAATACCTCAAAAGCCGTCGATAACATGAAAGACGTCCGTGAACGCCTCGCTATGACTGTGAATGATAGCCAGTTTAAAAATGGCGAATGGAAAGGTGGCGACGGTGGCATTACGTCCATCATGAACAAGTTCGGATGGAGCAAAGATCAGATTTCCAAGTTCCAGGATTCTCCACTGGATTTCGTCCAGGCTACGGTAAATGAAGGGCAACGCCGTGGTATGTCACAGGCTCAGATTGGTACGCTGATTGAGAGTTTAGGTGATGATCTGATGCACTACACCGATATGTTCATGAACAACGGAGAGCAGTATACAAGCGTCCTCAGGAAACTTGCCGAAAGTGGTCAAACTCTCAATGATGAACAAATTAGGCAAACTCTGGCATACGGCGACCTGTCTACCCAGTTGCAAGCAGTTAACAATGGTTTTAATCAGAATCTAACTTCCGGCTTCCTCGAAGGGTTTGGTAACGCTGGTAAGGACTTAGCATCAAACACCGCTACTCTGAACGAGACAGCAAAATCATTAGGTTCTGGGCTTGGAAACCTGTTAGCACAGGTGACAGGATTCACGCAGGAAATCACTGCTGACCTCAGCAAATTTAACGGCTGGATGAAAGATACCTTCCCATCGCTGTATTCTGATCCTGATAAAACAGCGCCAGATGCTATCTATGATAAAGCCGTGAATGGCTCAGCTAATGCCACAGCCGATTGGATTCAGGATAAGACAGGGTGGGACAGCCGCTCAGTGGCTCCGGCTATTATGGACTGGTTGGGCGTTGGTAATCAGCAAGCAGGGACTGCGGCGAATCAATATAACCTTGCAGGTGATTCTCTGCGTGATTCTGCAATGTCACTCAGCAGCGGCAATGCACCAGCGTATAATCTGAATCCAACATTTAACCTGACGGTCGCACCGTCCGTACCACTAACGATCCAATCTGACACAGGCAGATTAGCCGACTATGTAGACTTCCAGGCGAGGGCTTCTCAAGCCAATTTTACACAGTCACTAACCTTGTCAGCCCTGAGCGGTCAAAGCAGTACAGGCGGGTGATACATCAAAGGGGCGTAAGCCCCTTTTTTGATGGTTTCAACACTACAGCAATGAGTCCACATTTTTAAAAGGGACAGATTTAAAAAGATACCCCTGTAATCCCCAAATCCCCACCTCACGCAGTAACCCCATATGATCTCTATTCTCAATCCCTTCAATAATAATTTTGTCACAGTGTTTTTTGATTGATGCAATCAGCTGGTTGAAGGTTGGTTTCTGCACCTGTTCATTAAAGAAGCAGCGATCTACCTTTACAACCTCAAAGTATCCTTCGATCAAACTAACTACATTCGCGTTTCCTGCGCCAAGGTCATCGAGCCATAGCCCATTTACACCCTGGCTCAGCGATTTTAATAAGGGACTTTTCAATCCCTTATCCAAACCAGGGAAATGCTCAGAAAGTTCAAGTTTGATGAATGACATCGATTCGAAAGTTTGTCTAAGTATGTAGTCATGACGTATTAAAAAAGCCATTTGCTGATCAATGTTCAGTGTACAAAATAGATTCTTTCGTTCGAACCACGTTTGCATAGTGGCAATGTTTCCACATTGTTCGTATAGGAAAAGCCGCTTCCTATCTAAATCCCAAGATGAAATTACGAATTCAGGGTGAAGGGGGCGTCCATCTGAGGCAATGAAGCGAGTGAGAAGCTCAACGCCTAACAACCTCTCGTCAATGCTCACTATAGGCTCAGCAATGAATGCAGTATCCATAACAAATACCTTAAATTTTAATTAAAATTATATTGTAATTTTTATCACAATAAAGCAATAGTATTGCTAAAATTTGTGGTACGGATGCAGGGTTTTGACTAAGCGATTGATATAACATGACTTTTTACTTTGCGGTGGGTGTTTGCTGATTGTTATATATTAGTCTTGTGATGTATTTCTGGTTGTTTTTTTGCTCGGTTTTTTGTTTGATACTGGTTCATATTCACCTAAATATATAAGTAATGTAATAATGTTCTATTCGATAAGTTAACGAGGGGCTTACGCCCCTTTTCTTATGGGTTGTCAATTTTTGAATAGCGTAGCAATTCGATGTACTGCTGTAGCTCAACAGGGGAGGCGGCATTCTTGCTGTATGTTTTGAAACTCTCCGTTTCTCCTCTCGAATGTCCCAGAAGAAGGGCTATGCGATCTTCTGGGACGGGGTTTAACTTATCTCGACCAACCCCGCCCCTATCCAGAGTTTGAGCAACGAGATGCCTGATCGAGTGAAACACCTTGTTTTCCTGCCCTGGGAGAATGTCGCGTTTAAGTCGTCCAAAGCGGTTTACATGCCACGAGGAGCGCTTGCCGTCCTCTCTCTTGGTCACACTTGCACGGTAGAATAAAAAACCGTTGTGCGGCTTCTGGCAGCGTTCCAGAACCATTGTTCTAATCGCACTATGAAGTGGAACCAACCGCGCCGCATTGCGTGTCTTACCCTCCGTAACCTCGAAACATAGCACCCCCTCTACTTCACAGATATTGTCTGATTTTAAACTGGCTATTTCATTAATGCGCATCCCGCTATAAGCGGCGATAGTGGTCACATCCCTTAGCTCGTCCTCTCCTAACTTGTTAAACGCGCTAATGAGCTTCGTAATATCCTCTTCCGTGAATGCCTCGTAACTCTGGCGGCTCTGCGCTGTGTTGAGTTTATGCCCCCTGAACACGTTACTTTCCAGCGGTGGGGCGTCCTGGTATCGGGAAGAGGCAAGATCGAAAATGTTTGCCATTGCTGATAGATAGTTAGCCACTGTCTGGACTGCCTTTGTCTCTCTGAGATGATCAAGCCAGCCTGTAACGGTGGTACGGTTGATATCGTTAAGTTCCACATCCTTCTTTCGCAGGTAATTCAGGAATAGTTCTACGGCTTTCCTGGTCTTGCTTAATGTTCCCATTTTCAGGCGATCAGCGTTATGCATAAGGTAGATCTCTAACATCTTAATCAGAGAAGGGCATTGGTAGATAATCGGCGCTGATGCTTTCGGGGCAGCTTTCGCGTACTTAGCCACGCTCTTTAAATAGCTGATCGTGTCCTGCAAGCTGTCCGGTTTTGGAGGCTCTGCAATTTGCCTGATGTGGTGAAATTCATCGGCTATAACATCACGCTTCCTACGAGCCACACGAAGATCGGAAGTTTTCAGACTACGGACGAGAGTTTTTCTTCCACCAAATGCATTACGGAGCCATACAGGAATTGATATCCTGACGTAATAAACTCCGTAACTATCGGAAATGATGTATTGATCCGGCTTGTATTTCATTTTCCACCCCGTTAAAGTTGAGGGGCGTTTATCATGTGCAGGGTGAATGCCAGATTATCAGCGTGCGTAAAAATCGTTAAATCAGGTAGTTGCGAAGGTCGTAGAAGAAGACCCGAACACAAGATTTATCGCGTGTTACACTCCTATTATCGGCACCAGTTATTTCAATTACTTATCTTACATTCAAGTAAACTACGTTCTCCTCCTGTGCCGTATCTGTGGCATTGAGACCAATAATCGCATCAATTTTGCTAGCGTGCTCTGTCAGGTGTCCGGCAGATAAATGCGTATATCGTTGAACCATTTCCAGTGTCTCCCATCCCCCATTTCCTTCAGCGCCAGAAGTGAAACGCCAGACTGAACGAGCCTGCTCGCCCATGTATGCCTGAGGTCATGGAAGCGGAAATTGCTATTTCCTGCCCGCTTTAGTGCCCCTTCCATGCCTTATTACTATCTGTCCGCATTTTTCTGACCGCTGCTGTTTAGCTGGCATTCTTAGAGACGAACGGCTTCGACAAGCCGCTGACGCCGAAATAATTTTCAGAAGGAATAGAAAGCGCCATGCGGGAGTTTAATCACGAGTACTGCAAGGAGAGAAAGACCCCCGGTACAGCAGGCCGAAGCTGAGGCGGATTTACTGGACGTCATCCGAAACGATCTGGATTTGGGCGGACAGGCAAAACATCTCGTGTACGGGAAGAACGACGATCCATCAGAAGTTCAGCCACGCATGACCGGCTTTGATCAGTTAAGCGAACATGTCAGCGCGATGCTCAAAGGCAGCCAGCGGCAGACACATTCAGAAGAGAAGCAGGCCGCCTGAGGGCGGCTTTTTTCTGCCCGGAGGGAAACTCCAGAATGCTGTTAAGTAAATCAGCCTACACCAGGCATATGGGCGTCAGCCGGCAAACTGTTTATGGCTGGATAGCCCGCGGTGAAATTGTTATTTCAGGCGATAAAGTTGATGTTGACGCATCGCAGGCTAAACAAAATTCTGCTGGTGCTGGCGAACACCAGACTGAAATGACGTGGGCGCAGGCCGCCGCATGGGTATGGAAGCATGACGGCGGGAAAGCGCTGCCGGCTGATATTGATGCTGGCCAGCGAATAGAAGCCGCAGTCGCTGAACTGGGTTTTGATGTTCAGCACGAGCCCGATGAACAATTGCTGATTCTCTTCCGACTGGATGAAGAAACCCACAGCTTCTATGGCAAAGACCGTGCAGCGGGCGCTTTACGGTTTCTTCGTTCTGAGCTGGCTTCGTTGCCACAATGCACTCCGATACGCTGGATGACTGGAACAAAACTGGTTTAATGCCACTCTGCCTGCTGGACGGCGAAAAACTGTAAACCTCCCAGCCCCTCAAACTTGACACTTTTTCGCGAGAAACTGGGAAAAGTGTCAACCCAACCTAACGGATCCTCACGCCTACGAACAGCAGCTACAGCAGAAGTGTAAAGGGCTGGCGTTGAGATTTGTTGAGCCTTGGCTGTTAGCTTTTGTTAATCCTGATGCGAAGCAGGGCAGCTGTCAGCCTGTTATGGTTTGTTATGCCTTACTAGGGAAAACTAGGGGAAAGTGTCAACCGCTACCCCTTTAGAAAACTTCAGGTGCGGAGCGTTAGCAGTACCTGTCAAAACCTGACATTTGATCGGGAAAGTTGTCAAATGTTGTCACCCACCGGCACAGCCGGCGGGGATTTTTGGCTGTAGAAGCTCTAAGTTACAGTTGCATCGAAGTGTTAAGTAAACACAACTTCCAAAACAGTATGTTGTGTTTTGAAAACCCAACATAAATTCCACCAAAATGAAATTTATCACGATTACTTCTAAAAATAGCCAACTGCTATTATAACAGCATAAATTTGTACGTTTTTTGCTCGAATTGACTATGCAAATTATTGATCTTATATTTCTTTAATCTGTCAAATTATGAAATGGGAAACATGGAAGGAGTTTATGTGAACAGTAACGTTAAATTTATCAGTTCGATCTCAACTGAAGGTGAATTTGAGACGCTGATCAAAAGATATGCTGAGGAATTATTCAAAGGAAATGCCTATCTAGTTGGTGGGCCTTACGATAATGGAAAGGATTTAGTTATTAAGCGCAATGAAAGAGAGGTTCGGCAGGCCGCACAGATAACTATACAAGAAAAGAAAATTGAAGAAAAACTAGAGGCAGATCTTTTAAAGGTTGAAAAATTAGTTGATAAGGATAATTATCCACCAATATTGCATTTTTTCTGGAGTCATCCCATTTCAGAGTATACATTGGATAAACTTAGAACTGGTGCAATGACAAATCATTTTATTTCCTTGGAGTTTTATGATGCAAAAAGAATTGCGCAGGATTTAACAGATCATTACCCACACCTTCTTAATTACCTTATAAAAGATATTCATAAGATTGATATTCAGAACGATGAACCAATAAACTTTCAGCAAAGGGCTTTTTACGAGTATCTTCTCCTTAGTAAAGACAGTACAAATTTAAAGAATGCTATTATAGATGCAAGTATACTCTCCCATTTGAATGAAGGTGGCAAAACGGTTGAAGAGTTATTAGGTTTACTTCAAGGTGTTAACTTAAAAATAGGCAGCTTAAAAGGTAAATTACAAACACTCACACGTAAGGGCAAAGTAATTAATCAAGATGGTATTTATACGCTTAGCCAAGAGGAAATATCTAAACTTGAGAATATAAAACTTAGAGATAGTACTCGTAAACAAGATTTAATTAAAACTATTAGTGATAAACTAGCAAAACATACTGATCAAGATTTAGCCTCCGAAGTCGTGAAGTTAATTATCACTGCCTACGAAGAATCAATAAGCATTCAAATAACTGAGAGTAAATTTGAATCTCCTAAACTAAAAATTTTTCAAGCGACAATTAATAACTTAAAGATTTTAATAAACGAAAGATGCGGTTTAGATAGAGAGAAATCTGAAGCTTTGGCTAGTGAATTGCTTGAAATAGCAGGTGAAAATGAATATTTGTCAGAGCATTGCTCAGCAAAATTGTGTGTTAACTTCTTGAGTGATAGTAAACTTGAAAAGTATATTGAAGATAAAAGTTTCTACATTTACCTTGATGCACCTGTATTGATACCATATCTAATAACAATAATGTTTAAAGATATTTCTTTGTTTGATAAATCAATACGAAACATTAATCTTTTGAGAGAGAATATTAATTCCATTAAAAACAAAAGATTAAGAGTGTCAAATGAACATTTTGAAGAAACTGCTAGACATTTTTCACAGGCAGAAAAGTTAAGCCAATTTGTTACGGACGAGTTAGTAGAGCAACTAGGGGAATCAAAGAACGTATACTTTAATGTATATATGAAGTGGAAAAAGAAAAGAGATGATAAAACCAACTTCGAAGATTTTACTAGTGCATTCTTAGGACTTGAAAAAGAAGATGTTAATCTAAATGATAAATTTACAGCTTATTCAAGTTGTATTTTTGAGTTATTAACAGCTGCTAACTTTGATGTTATAGATAATAAAGACCTTGTTCCCTATGATTTCTTAGAGAGAACAAGAAGAAAATTTATTAGAGAATCTACATCATTTAGACATCCCAGAGCAGTTGAGAATGATATATATTGTGCCCACACTTTAGGTGATGAGAAACTTCATCTTGACTCAAGGGGTTATTTTAGCACCCCTATGCTGATCACTCTAGATACCTCCCAATATCTCCTAAGAAATATAATCCGTCGAGAAAATAAATTCGCTGAGTGGCTCATTTATACACCTCAACGTGCGATTGAAAGACTTTCTTTAGTTGGATTAAAAGTATCATCTGAGTCTCTTAAAGATGGTGTGTTAGCTACAATATCTGAAGAATATTTCTTTAAAGAAAACTCGATGAGTTTACTTGATACGTTATCGGTGATTATCGACGATAATAATAACAGTGAAGGGGATGTAATTAAGTTTGTTACTTCGTTGAGAAGAAAAGTAAATGAAGAAGCCTTAGACTATTCAGAGATTGATGTGGGGCATTACAATAACATCAGCTATGTGTTGCTATTCATACATCGTGAATTTAGGGATGAATTTACTAAGATAATAAAACTTTTCTCTGATGCCAGTTACCAAGACACACTAACTAAACTGCTTATGTCTAGCATAAAGGGTGAGTTTGATGAGAAGCAGAGGGATAGACTGCGCGAAGAAATGCAGGCAATACTATTGAGCTATAAATAAAAAATTGTTTAAGAAGCAAAGACAATCATGTCTTTGCTTCTTCGTTGTGTTTTTGGTGAGTTAATAATTGAGGAGTAATTTCTGGCCATGACATGGTGTAGCACTGTAAATATACCTTTGGATTGTGTTTGCGTGTTTGATGATGCGGGTTCCTTTTTAATATAAATTTAAGGTTATAATTGACTACACATATATGTAAGCCATACTCTTCGGGGGTACTTATGGGGATACCTAAATTTCTGTAATAGCTTAAAATCCAACAAAATCAATTGATTAATGTGTTGTAATTCATTCCTATTATCGCACCATCTAAATAAAATAGTTACCCTACATTCCAGTAAATCTCATTCTCAGATCATGGCAGCAAATGTTGTTAATGGCTGCACATTTTCGCGCCATCGTTTTGTACCTCAAAGAAGTTGATCGGCGGCATAACCCAAAAGGCTATACCGCCAGCGCCATGTTATCGCGCCATTAACGCAAACACCCCCCAGCCAAAGTACTCCCGCGTGTACGTCACATGACGTTCAGGCGCTATCGTCAGCTCCGCCCGAACCTCCTGCGCGAAGTCATCGTCTGGGTTTTCCTCCAGCCAGCGCCGCATGGTCATCCATTTTGCGGCTTCGTACCTGTCCCAGCCTTCCTGGTCAGCCAGCACCATTTCAACCAGGTCATAGCCCTGTTGATCGAAAGACGCAACCAGACCGGGCAGAGTGAGAAAGTCTGCAATCGACGAGACGCCGCAGGCCTGAGCTATCTCTGCCGTCGCGGGTACCCGACGCCAGTATGGTTCGCCGATGAGCATTATTCCCCCGGGCTTGAGGCTTTTTGCCAGCAGATCCATCGTCCCGGCTACGCCACCCGCAATCCAGGTTGCGCCAACGCAGGCCGCCACGTCACATTTTTCATTTGCGACGTAGCCGGCCGCGTCGTTATGAATGAAATGGACGCGTTCGCTGACGCCGAGTTCCTCTGCGCGCAGCGTGGCCTGCGCGGTGAAGAGCGGGCTCATATCGATGCCGGTACCGGTAATACCGTAATCACGTGCCCAGGTACAAAGCATCTCTCCCGAGCCGCTGCCGAGATCGAGAATGCGTGTGCCTGGCTTCATGCGTAACACGCGGCCCAGCGTCGCGTACTTCTCTGGTGTAAAGGGGTTATGAATGCGGTGTTCGCTTTCGCTAACAGTAAAAATACGTGGGATATCCAT